TAAAAATATAAATAAAATTAAATATAATGGATATAAGAAAAATATCTGTCGGTCCAGATTATAAGTCTGGAGCTATGCATTACTTAGTAGGTCAAGATGTTCTGAATGGAACACACAAGATTCATTTAATAAAGTATGACTCTGAATTACAGTCCTATAAAATATACATAGATGATAATGATGTTGTTATTCTTTGGAAAGAGTTTAGTTCTACTATGCCTATATCCATTGAATACAATATAAACTTTTGAAATCACCAACAGACTTTATAGTTAAACCAAAAGAAAACAAGCGATACTCCAATACTAAAAATATTGGAGGTATTGATTTTTTAGTAAGCTCATCAGAAGAAGATGTTAGGTACTCCAATAGGTATGCCGAAGTAAAAGCATTACCTATAAACTATTGTGGCCCTATAAAGGTAGGAGATACTCTTCTTGTTCATCACAATGTTTTTAAATTCTATAACGATATTAAGGGAAGAAGAAAAAGTGGTAAGAGTTTTTTAAAAGATAATTTATTTCTAGTTGATAACGACCAGTTTTTTATGTACCAGAATGGAACACAATGGTTTTGTCATGACAGATATTGTTATGTTAAACCAATAAAAACAAAAGAATCTATTATATTTAAAAACACTAAAGAAGAACCTTTAGTCGCAGAGATGATTTACCCCAATACTACATTAATAAATCAAGGCGTAAAAAAAGGAGATTTAATTTCATTTAAACCTGAAAGTGAATATGAGTTTGAGGTTGATGGAGAGAAGCTATATAGAATGTTTGACCATCAAATAACAATGATATTATGAAATCAAACAGAGAAATTAAATTAGAAATTATTGATGCAGCCAGAAGGGCTGTTCACCAGTTAATAAAAGTTGCTAAAGAAGATATCATAAAGCCAGACCTTGAAGATGACTTAGCAGCAGACAGACTTAAGAATGCAGCAGCCACTAAGAAGCTTGCAATATTTGATGCATTTGAAATACTAAGTAGAATAGAAGCAGAGAAAGAAGCTTTATCTCTTTCGGAAGGTAATAACAAAGTAGATACAAAACAAGGGTTTGCAGAACGTAGGTCAAAATAAAGACATGTATAAGGTGGTACAAGATTACGTACCTAAATCCGTACTTACCAATAAGAATAATAAAAAAAGTTGGGAGTATGGGTATAACAAGAAATACGACTTTGTTTGTATATCTAGGAGCGGTGAGCTTGGAAATATAATAAACATACAAGGTCTTATTATTGGACTACCTAAACAACCAAAAAATATACATTCACGTTCAAAGAAAAAACCTGAACAATACTGGGAAAGAATAGACATTCCAAAACCTCTTAGTAAAATTCAATCAATATTTCAGTGGAACGAAATGCCTAGTGAATTTAAAAACAACTGGGTTGATTACATTGAGAATGAGTTTGACAGTAGAGAGTTAGGACATTGGTTTATGAATAATGGAGTGCCCACTTATATAACTGGAGCTCACTACATGTATCTGCAATGGACTTCTATTGATGTGGGTTATCCAGATTATAGAGAAGCTAATAGAATATTTTACTTATTTTGGGAAGCGTGTAAAGCTGATAACAGAAGTTTTGGAATGACTTATTTAAAAATAAGACGTTCAGGGTTTTCCTATATGGGGTCTTCAGAGAGCGTAAACACAGGAACTCTAGCAAAAGATTCAAGGGTTGGTATACTATCAAAGACAGGTTCTGATGCAAAGAAAATGTTTACCGATAAGGTTGTACCTATAGCTAATAGGTTACCATTCTTTTTTAAACCTATTCAAGATGGTATGGACAAGCCTAAAACAGAACTAGCGTTTAGAATACCAGCGTCTAAAATCACAAAGAAAAATATGTATGATGCTAACAAGGAAGAATTGTTAGGATTAGATACAACTATAGATTGGAAGAACACAGATGACAACTCCTATGATGGTGAGAAGTTATTATTGTTAGTACATGATGAAAGTGGTAAATGGATAAAGCCAAATAATATTTTAAATAACTGGCGTGTAACAAAAACTTGTTTGCGTTTAGGTAGTAAGATTATAGGTAAATGCATGATGGGGTCTACTTCTAATGCATTGAGCAAAGGTGGAGATAATTTTAAGAAATTATACGAGGATTCATCATTGAGTAAGCGTAATTCTAATGGCCAAACTAAAAGCGGATTATATAACTTATTTATTCCAATGGAATGGAATATGGAGGGATTTATAGATAGATATGGATTACCTGTTTTTAGAAAACCTACAGAAAAAACTATTGGTGTTGATGGTGAGGTTATAGAGAATGGTGCGATAGATTATTGGGAAGCTGAAGTTGAAAGTCTAAAGAATGACCCTGATGCTTTGAACGAATTCTATAGACAGTTTCCAAGAACTGAGTCACATGCTTTCAGAGATGAAAGTAAACAATCTTTATTTAATTTAACAAAGATATATCAGCAGATTGATTATAACGATTCTGTTATAAAAGAACATCATTTAACAAGAGGCTCTTTTTCATGGAAAGACGGAATAAAAGATTCTAAAGTTATATGGACACCTAACAATCGTGGAAGATTCCTGGTGTCATGGACACCCAATAAAAATTTACAGAATAGAGTCATAAACAGGAATGGCAAAAAGATGCCAGGTAATGAACACCTGGGTGCTTTTGGTTGTGATAGTTATGACATATCTGGAACAGTAGGTGGAAGAGGTTCTAATGGTGCACTACATGGCCTGACAAAATTCAACATGGACGAAGCTCCAAGTAATGAGTTTTTCTTGGAGTATGTAGCAAGACCTCAAACAGCTGAAATATTTTTTGAAGAAGTATTAATGGCTTGTGTTTTTTATGGAATGCCAATACTTGTGGAGAATAATAAACCTAGACTTTTATATCATTTTAAAAATAGAGGGTATAGGGCTTTTAGCATGAACAGACCTGATAAAATTTTTAACAAACTATCAAGAACAGAAAAGGAATTAGGAGGTATCCCAAACTCCAGTGAGGATATTAAACAAGCACACGCATCTGCAATAGAATCATATATAGAAAAGTATATTGGTTTAGACATTGAAGGAACTTTTAGAGACTCTGATTTAATGGGATTTATGCCGTTTGCTAGAACATTAGAGGACTGGGCCAAATTCGATATAGGTAACAGAACTAAGTTTGATGCATCTATTAGTAGTGGATTATCTATAATGGCTTGCCAAAAACATTTGTATACACCTGAAAAGAAAAGCTCAAAAATTTCCATTAACTTTGCAAGGTATACCAATAAGGGATTAACGAGCGATTTAATTAGATAGATGAAAGAAGTTAAAGTAAATATTTCATCTGTAGGCTTTCCTAGTCAATTTGTATCAGATGCCGAAAAAGCCACTGATGAGTTTGGCTTACAGATAGGGCAAGCAATACAGTATGAGTGGTTTAGAAAAGATGGCAATGGCTGTCGTTATTATAACCAATGGCGAGATTTTCACAGATTACGTTTATATGCTAGAGGAGAACAATCAGTAGGTAAATACAAAAACGAATTAGCTGTAGATGGAGACTTATCTTATCTTAATTTAGATTGGACTCCTGTCCCTATACTTCCTAAGTTTGTAGATATTGTAGTTAATGGAATGTCTGACAGACTTTTTAAGGTAAAGGCTTATGCTCAAGACGCATTATCCCAAGGTAAAAGAAGTAAATATCAAGATATGGTTGAAGGGCAAATGGCTGCTAAAGACATACTCTTAGATATTAAAGATATGACAGGAGCAGACCCATTTACAATGGACCCTGATGCTCTTCCTGAAAACGATGAAGAACTAAAATTATATATGCAGCTTAATTACAAGCCTGCAATTGAGATAGCAGAAGAAGAAGCTATCGACACTATGTTCCAGGAAAACCATTATGTAGATGCTCGTAAAAGAATTGACTACGACTTAACTGTACTGGGAATAGGATGCGCAAAGCACGAATTCCTACCAGGTTCTGGGGTAGAGGTTAAGTATGTTGACCCTGCAAACATAGTATATAGTTACACAGAAGACCCACACTTTAAAGATTGTTTTTATTGGGGTGAAATAAAAGTAGTTCCAATTTCAGAGCTACTTAAAATAGACCAGAGTTTAACTAATGATGATTTAGAAAAAATATCTAAATACAGTCAGAGCTGGTATGATTATTACAACACAGCACAGTATCAACAAAACGATATTTTTTATAGAGACACAGTAACCTTAATGTATTTTAATTATAAAACCACAAAGAAGATGGTTTATAAGAAAAAGGTTACAGATAGTGGAGCTAAAAAAATGATAGAGAAAGATGACCAATTTAACCCACCACCAGAAATGATGGAGGATGGGAAGTTTGAGAAAGTCTCAAAAACTATTGACGTTTGGTATGATGGAATAATGGTGATGGGTACTGATATTCTTTTAAAGTGGGAGCTTGCCAGTAACATGGTTCGCCCTCAGTCTTCTTCACAACATGCATTACCAAACTATGTGGCTGTTGCGCCAAGAATGTATAAAGGAGTTATTGAATCATTAGTAAGAAGAATGATTCCATTTGCTGATTTAATTCAGATTACACATTTGAAACTACAACAAGTTATAGCTAGAACAGTACCTGATGGAGTATTTATAGATGCAGATGGATTAAATGAAGTTGATTTAGGTACAGGAGCTGCGTATAATCCTGAAGATGCATTAAGATTGTATTTTCAAACAGGTTCTGTTATTGGTAGAAGCTATACACAAGATGGTGACTTTAATCAAGCCAGAGTTCCTATACAACAGCTTACATCTAATAGTGGTGCTAGTAAAACTCAGATGCTTATTACAAACTATAATCATTATCTAAACATGATTAGAACTGTAACAGGATTAAATGAAGCCAGGGATGGCTCAACGCCTGACCCTAATTCCTTAGTTGGATTACAAAAGCTTGCTGCATTAAATTCTAACACAGCAACTAGACATATACTTCAAGGTAGTTTATATATTTATAGAACAATAGCAGAGGCTCTGACGTATAGAGTAGCGGATATATTAGAATACTCTGATTTCAAAGAAGACTTTGTAAATAAAATAGGTAAGTATAACGTAAGTATACTTAACGATATATCTGATTTATATATTTATGACTTCGGTATATTTATTGAGGTATCACCTGATGAAGAAGAAAAAGCTCAGCTTGAGGCCAACATTCAGATGGCCTTATCTAAAGAAGATATAAATCTAGAAGATGCTATTGATATCCGAGAAATAAAAAACATAAAATTAGCTAATCAACTTCTTAAGGTTAAGCGTAAACAAAAGCAAGAGCGAGATGAAAAGAATTCTATGCTCCAGCAACAAATGCAGGCTGCTACACAAATGAAGTCTCAGCAAATGGCAGCTCAAGCAGCAATGCAAAAGTCTCAAGCGGAGATGAATGCTAAGATGCAGATTAAACAAGCTGAGATAGCTTTTGAAATTGAGAAGATGAAAAATGAGGCTCAGCTAAAAAGTCAGTTAATGGCTGAAGAGTTTAATTACAATCAACAGTTAAGAGGTATGGCAGAGCAGGCTTTATCTCAAAGAGAGTCTCAAAGAGAAACAGCTAAGGCAGGACGTATTAGTCAGCAGAATACAGAGCAATCAAAATTAATTAATCAAAGAAAAAATAACTTACCACCTCAAACATTTGAGTCTAATGAAGATAGTTTAGATGGGTTTGATTTAGCAGAGTTCGACCCTAGGTAAAGTAAATAATTTATAATTGTTTAATGTACTATATTTGTACTAAAATTTAATCTAATGGAAATAAAAGTAAAAGAAGTAAGTGCTGTAGAAGAAAAATCTGCTGCTCAAGTAGAAGAGAATCTAATAGAAAAAGTAGAACAACAGCAAGAAGAACAGCCACAAGCTGTAGAACAAACTACAGTTCCAGAGGAAACGCAAGGAACTGAACTAAGAGAAGAAGATGTTCTTGGTTATATTAAGAACAGATATGATAAGGATATATCATCAGTAGATGACTTGTTTGCTCAAAAAGAAAACAACGAAGAACTACCTGAAGATGTGTCAGCTTATTTTAATTATAAAAAGAAAACTGGTAGAGGGATTGAAGATTATGTTAAACTGAACAGAGACTTTGATTCTTTAGATGAAAACCAGATTTTAACTGAGTATCTTTTAGCTACCGAAGAAGGTATAGATAAAGACGATGTAGAACTATTAATGGAGGATTACTCCTACGATGAAGAATTAGATGATGAGTCTGATGTTAAAAGAGCTAAGTTAAAAAAGAAAAAGGCAATTGTAAAAGCTAAGAAGTTTTTCAATGAACAAAAAGAAATGTATCGCCAGCCGCTTGAGTCAAGCGCAACTGGTATTTCTGAGGACAATGAAGACTACAAAGCGTACAAGCAATATGTTGAGAATGCAAAGACTCAGTCAGAAGAGCAGTCTCGGAAAGTAGATTTCTTTGAAAAAGAAACTAACAAAGTGCTAAATCAAGACTTTAAAGGTTTTAAGGTCAGTATTGATGAAGCTAATTTGTTATACAATCCAGGTGGTTCTGTGGAGGAAATTAAAAAGTCTCAATCAAGCGTTATTAATTTTATTAATAATCATTTGAATGAAGATGGATTAGTTAAAAACGCAGCTGAATATCATAAAGCATTATCAGCAGCAATGAACCCTGATAAGTTCGCAAGGTTTTTTTACGAGCAAGGAAAGGCAGCAGCAACGGACGATGTAACTAGAAAGATGAAAAACATCAATATGTCTACACGTTCTGCTCCTGAAGTTACTTCTAAAGGAGGAACTCAGTTTCGTGCAATCAATCCAAGTGAAGGAAGGGGTTTAAAAATTAAGAGTATTAAACGAAAAAATTAACAACATTTTAAAAAATTAAAAAATGGCAGGACAATTATTAGGGCCAAACACTACTCCAGTAGGACCAGGGTTTGCGCTACAGCCAGCACCGCAACAAGTGCCGTTGGCTACAAATTACATTACTGATTTCAACTTTTTGAATCAGTATTTACCAGACACTTATGAAAAAGAATTTGAGCGTTATGGTAATAGAACAATTTCTTCTTTCTTACGTTTAGTAGGAGCCGAGTTACCAAGTAACTCAGACCTAGTAAAGTGGGCAGAGCAAGGAAGATTACACACTAAATATGAACAGTGTGGAGCAGCTGTTTCAGCTGGCGCAGCAAATGTAACTTTCCAAATTAACGATGCATTAGTACCAGACCGAGCTGCAACAGGCTTAACTGCTGGAACTATCGCTATTCGTGTAGGACAGACAGTTGTTGTTTCTAACAATGATGACTCAGGAGAATTTAAAGGAATCGTAACTGCAGTAGGTGTTGCAGGTGGATTAAATGCTGATGAGATTTCTGTAGCTTTCTACAGTGCTGCAGGATATACAGGTGGAACAGGAGTAGGTAATGCTGATGCAACTATCTTTATCTATGGTTCTGAATTCAAAAAAGGAAGCAATGGGATGCAAGGTTCTCTAGAGGCTGAAGATGAAATCTTCGACAACTCTCCAATCATCATCAAAGATAAGTATGCAGTATCAGGTTCTGATATGGCACAAATCGGATGGATTGAAGTGACTACTGAGAACGGAGCTTCAGGATACTTATGGTACTTGAAGTCTGAGCACGAAACTCGTTTACGTTTTGATGACTACCTAGAAACAGCTATGATTGAAGCAGTACCAGCAGAAGCAGGTTCTGGAGCAATTGCAGCAGGTGGAGATGTAGGAAACAAAGGTTCTGAAGGTGTATTCCACGCAGTAGAAAACAGAGGAAATGTATGGGCAGGTGGTAACCCAACTGCACTAGCAGATTTCGATACTATCATTTCTCGTTTAGACAAGCAAGGTGCTATTGAAGAAAATGTACTTTTCTTGAACAGACAATTTGGATTTGACATTGATGACATGTTAGCTGAACTTAATGGTTCTGCTCAAGGTGGTGGAGCTAATGGTACTTCTTATGGTCTATTTGACAATGACATGGAAATGGCATTGAATCTTGGATTCACTGGATTCCGTAGAGGATATGACTTCTACAAGTCTGACTGGAAATACCTAAACGACCCAACAATGCGTGGTGGTTTAACTGGAACAGGTGCTGTAAATGGTTTATTAGTGCCAGCTGGTTCAACTACTGTTTACGACCAAATCCTTGGAAAGAATGCTAAGCGTCCTTTCTTACATGTACGATACAGAGCTTCAGAAACTGAAGACAGAAAGTACAAGACTTGGATTACAGGTTCAGCTGGTGGTGCAGCAACATCTGATTTAGATGCAATGGAAGTAAACTTCCTATCTGAAAGATGTGTATGTACTATGGGTGCAAACAACTTTGTGATTTTCCAATCATAAATTAAATATGTAATTATTACCCTCGTTATTGTGACGAGGGTAATTATTACTTTTATTAAATATAAATTATAATCAAATGAAAAAAAATGTATTGGTCAATAAGACCTATAAACTTACCAAAGACGCAGCACCACTTTCTTTTATGCTGCCAACTAGAAACTCAAGAAGATATCCTTTAATGCACTTCGATGAAGTTTCAGGAACTAACAGAGCTTTACGCTATGCAAGAAACCAGAAAAGCCCTTTTGAAGATGAGCAGGATGGTAACGCTATTATAGAGCCAATTGTTTTTGAAGATGGATTTTTATCTGTACCAAGAACAAATCCAACCCTTCAGGAATTTTTACATTATCACCCAATGAATGGAAGTAAGTTTGTTGAGGTTAATACTGAGAAAGATGCCCAGAAAGAAATGGATGTTTTGAATTCTAGAGTAGATGCTCTTATAGAGGCTCGTCAATTAGACATTGACCAAGTAGAGGCTTTAGCTAGAGTCCTATTTAACACAGATGTTTCTAGAACCACCTCTTCTGAATTAAGAAGAGACATATTAATATACGCAGAGCAAGAACCAGAATTTTTCTTGCGAGCTGTAAAAGACCCTGGCTTAAAATTAAATTCTAAAATTCAGGAGTTTTTCTCTCATAAGGTATTAATATTTAAAAATAACAAGAAGGATGTATACTTTAATACAGATAAGAATAAAAAGAGAATGGTAAACATTCCTTTTGGAGAAGACCCATTCTACGTAGTAGCAGGGTATCTTCAATCTGACGAAGGTATTGAAATATTAAAGTTTCTTGAAAAAAACTTGGATAATAAAAAATAATTATTACATTTGCAATAGAAGTGTTCATAATAATAGAGGAGCTGATTACTCCAACCAAACAAGAAGAGGCTGCAGAAATGCATCCTCTTTTTTTTTGCTTATCTTTGTAGTAAATAAATTAACAGATGAGCATAATAAATTCAGTACGAGAAACTGTACTGTCAGTTCTTAATAAAAACAACTATGGATATATAACTCCTAGTGATTTTAATTTATATGCCAAGCAAGCGCAGCTAGATATTTTTGAAGATTATTTTTATCAATATAATTATCAGATAACTAAAGAGAATGCTAGGCAATCAGGAGTGGGATTGGCAGATATAAAAAAAATATATCAAGACGCTATAGAAATATTTTCAGAGCAAGAAACTCTTGTGCCTGTATATCTAAATGGAGCTAGTGAGGTTATTGTTTCTCCGTCTGCAACATCGACTTATAGTGTGCCAACAATAGCCACAACAGGTTCTGATTATTATTTAATAAATAAAGTTTTATTACTTACAAAATACTTAGTCGCTAACAGCACAAACACATTATCGTTTACACAAGAGTTAGTTGATAATACTAAAAACTTTTTTGCATTAGGAGTTCAGCCAGGCGATGTTGTTGTTAATTTAACCACAGGAGAATCAACAAGTGTAAGATATCTAAATCCACCAAATACTAACACATTATTATTGGAGGATAATATATTCCCAAACGCAGGTGTATCTTATACTATTTTAAGTACAAGACAAGGTGTTAATGAATGTGAAAAAGTAACGAATAAAAAGATTACACAACTTAACATGTCTAACTTAACTAAGCCTACAGAATTATTTCCAGCTTATTCTCAGAGTAGACAATTAATACAGGTATATCCTGAAAACTTTCAATGGGGTTTAAATGTAATTAATTCTGGAGAAACATCAGCTGGTAGAATACTATGCCAGTATATAAGGTATCCTAAAGACCCTAAGTGGACTTACGCTCAGTTAGTTGGAGGCGAACCTTCATTTAATCAATCAAACGCTTTGTATCAAGACTTTGAGCTGCCTTTAGAAGAAGAACCAACATTAGTAAATAAAATATTACAATATGCTGGAATGTCAATTAGAGAAGTAGAAGCTATTCAATTTGGCCAATCAATGGATATGAGAGAAGAACAAAAAGAAAAATAATGGCATACTTAACAGAATATCAATATTACGAAAATACAGGAAACCCTCATACAGAAGATGCTAACTGGGGTTCATATCAATATGTAAGTTTATATGACATAGTTAATAATTTTATGTTGATGTATTCTGGCAACCATAGTTTAGTTAATAACGAAGAAAGGTATAGAATTTTATTTCATGCGAAGAGAGCTATACAAGAACTAAATTATGACGCATTTAAAGAGCTTAAGATTTTAGAGCTAGAAGTATGTGATACACTAAGATTTGTTTTACCTCCAGATTATGTAAATTGGGTGAGAATATCTTTATATAAAGACGGAGTTCTTAGACCGCTTACTGAAAATATTCAAACCAATTGGAGTGATGCATACCTTCAAGATAATACTTGTAGGATTTTATTTGACCATGATGGAAACATTTTGAAGCCATCTACATCAACGATTGACCTGCAAAGGATAGAAGGTACTAAGAAAAGTATTTACCTTAACGAGCAAAGCCCTTATAACAATAGAGAGGGGTATTGTATAGATGGTAATTGGTATTTTGATTACGGTATAGGAGCTCAGTACGGATTAAATACAGAGACTGCAAACTTTAATCCTACATTTAAAATAAATAAAAAAGCAGGAGTTATTAACTTCAGTTCAGATATGGCAGGTGAGTTCTGTATTTTAGAATATGTATCAGATGGAATGGAGGCTGGAGATGACTCTCAAATAAGTGTCAATAAATTATTTGAAGAATATGTTTACGCTTATATTCAATTTGCTATATTAAATGCCAAGTTAGGTGTACAAGAATATGTTGTAGCTAGAGCAAGAAAAAGAAGCTCTGCGTTACTAAGAAACGCTAAACTTAGAATTAGTAATATACATCCTGGTCGTTTGATTCAAAACATCAGAGGTATGGATAAGTGGATTAAATAAGCATGGCAGAAACTACTAGAAATTTTATCGCAGGTCGAATGAACAAAAGCGTTGATGAACGCTTGATTCCTAATGGTGAGTATGTTGATGCTTTGAATATTAGGCTAGGCTCTACTGAGGAATCTGAGGTTGGTTCGGTTGAAAATACAAAAGGGAATAATAAACTAACTAGTTTAAGTTATAATGGAGTTCCTTTAAGCGACCAAGCTAAATGTATTGGTGCGTATGAAGATGGACAAAGAGAAACGCTGTATTGGTTTGTTCATGACCCAGCTAATCTCGTTGGGATAGTAGATATGGTCGTGTCATATAATGTTCAATTAAACTTACTAACGTATCACGTCATTACAGTAGGTGCTCTAGAGACAGTGCTAAACTTTAATGATGATTTCTTAATAACAGGTGTTAATAGAGTTGAAGACTTATTGTTCTGGACAGATAACTACAATCAACCTAGGTTTATAAACATAAAAAGAAACTATGACTCTAACTCGCCTGATTTAGAAGAACAACTTTTGGTTATAAAAAAACCACCTGTTGCAGCTCCATCGTTTGAATTAACTAACCTATCTGGTGAAGAAAACTTTATAGAAGAAAGATTCTTAACTTTTTCTTATAGATATATATATGAGGATGGAGAGAGGTCCGCTTTATCACAGTTTACTGAGCCAGCTTTTATCCCTAAGGGATTTGATTACGCTATAGACACAGGTTTAAATGAAGGAATGACTAATGCTTTTAATAATGTTAAAGTCACATACAACAGTGGAGGGCCTTTAGTAAAAAGTATTGAGGTTGTTTTCGCAGAAACCACATCGAGTGTAATTAAGTCTATAGAAATATTTAACAAACAAAATCTTGGGTATGCAGATAATACAGACTATACTTTAAATTTTAATAACAGCAAGATATTTACTGTAATTTCTCCTACTCAATTAACAAGATTGTTTGACAACGTGCCTTTAAAAGCGCAGGCTCAAACAATAATGGGTAATAGATTAATTTATGGTAACTATGTTGATGGATATGACTTATTAGATTTAAACACAAATCCAATACGTTTAGAATACTATTGCGAGCTTATATCTGAAGTTATAGCTGAGGGTTCAATACCTGATAGAACAGATAGTTTTAACTACACTATAGACACTAATAATAATGTAGTAAACGCTGTAGTATACTATGATTTTACAGATATAGAATTAGTTAATGGTGCTTCTTTAAATTTTGAAATAAGATATAATCATTCTGGATTTACAGGACAACAGCCCTTCCCTACTGAGACCTCTCCGCTTATAACACTTGAATTCACTTTCCTTCTTCCTCAAGATTTTAATAGCGTTTATGAGCTATCAACAGACCCTGCGTTTGTAGAAACCATAGGTACAGCAGCAAGCATCCTTCCTGTATATGACCCAGTTCCAGGAAACGAAACCTCTTGTGATGGAACAACTGTTACAGACGAATTTAATTGTGCACTACCAGCTAACTTAGATAGTTTTTCAAAATTTGAAAGTGGTATAAGTAGTGCTGGTCAACCAATACAAATAATCTCAAGTCCTGGTAGTCAAGAAATAGGTTTTGTTATTCCAGCGATGGCTTATGTAGATGATTTAGCTACACCCACTCAAACTGTTTATGAATATTATACTGTTTCATTTGCAGATTTAACATACCTTGGTATAGGAAACCCTAAGAGTCTTCATAGTGATAGGGATTATGAATTGGGTATTGTTTATATGGATGAGTTTGGTCGCTCTTCTACAGCACTAGTAAGCCCAAACAACTCAATACATGTTGGGTGTTCGGCATCTGATTTACAAAATCAAATACAGGTAGTAATACCACCATCACAATTAGCGCCTGTATGGGCGGACAGATATAAGATGGTTATAAAGCCAGATTTTGAAGATTATAATACAATTTTTTCAAATGTATTTTTCGATGAGCTGTCAACCTCTGCCACTTACTTTTTATTAGAAGGAGAGAATGCAAGAAAGGTTGAAGAGGGAGATAGGCTTAGGGTAAAAAGAGATACAGGAGGAGCTACCAACCGATGTCAATACGCCACTGTTCTACAGAAAGAAGCTCAGGTTGAAAATTTCATAGACGTTGCGGATGGGCAAGGAAACAGTGTTACAGTTCCAGCTGGAACATATATGAAAATTATAGCAAATGATTTTCAAGTAGAACCAGGTGACCTTCCCACTGTATTGTATGGACAAAGAAGTGTGCGTCAAAAAAGCGGAAACTCCCATCCAAGGCTTGCGTATCCATGCGGTGTAGAAGACCCTAACACCCCAGGGCAGTATATAGATTACACAATTCCTGCTGGTTCAAGGATACGTATATACATTAAATTCAGAAGAGCAGGAAGACGTAGCGGTGGATGTGATGGAAGAGAATATACCTTAGATTTAAAACTAACATCATCACAAGATTATGATAATTTTAAAGAGTGGTTTGATGGAGATAATATACAGGCCAGGTTAGACAATGGAGCGGTTAATGTTTCTAATGGTCCTGACTGTCCACCACCATATTTTCAGAACTACTACAATCCTGCTTTACAAACAGCAGCTACTACTAATGATGCATTAGGTGCAATGCCACAAGACAGGTGTGTGTACCAATACCAGTTTTTAAGAGGAACGGATAACAACTTACTTTCCCTTGGATTAGTAGGCACAAACTCATGTAAAGGTTCTAAGCTCTCGGATAGTAGGAGAGCAAAGATAGAAGCCAACATAGAAGTTTTTAGAGCTGAAAATACTATAGTTTTTGAGACTGAGCCAACGGATGCTACTCCAGATTTATGGTATGAGTCTGCAGACGTATATAATATTGACAAAGCAACAGGTAGACATGAAGGTAATATACAAAACCAAACAGGAGCTCAGTCCGCTATTGTGTTAACGGATTTCTTTAACTGTTTCACTTTTGCTAATGGTGTTGAAAGTTATAGAATAAGAGACTCAATTGTAGGAAAAGAATTTTCTTTAGGAGAAAGAACAGCCTCTACTTCTGAATTAGAATTCAAGCAAGCACATCGCTTTGCTGATTTAACATATAGTGGTGTTTATAATAACGAAAGTAATGTAAACAAGCTAAACGAATTTAACTTAGGGTTATTAAATTTCAAACCTTGTGAAGATATATATGGCCCAATTGAAAAACTTCATGGAAGAGAAACCGATATACTAGTATTACAGGAGGATAAAATATCCTATGTATTAGCTGGTAAAAACTTATTAAGTGACTCAGCAGGTGGGGGACAGATAGCCTCTGTACCTGAGGTTTTAGGAACTCAGATAGCTAGAATAGAAGAGTATGGCATCTCAAGAAACCCAGAAAGTTTTTGTTCTTGGGGTTATAATAAATATTTTACTGACGCTAAACGAGGCGCAGTAATTATGCTTACAGGAGCTGCAGGACAAAACGAAAAGCTTACAGTAATTTCTGAATCTGGCATGAGGTCTTGGTTTAGAGATAGATTTATTAATAGTCTAAACAATCAAAAGATTGGTGGGTATGACCCATACATGAATGAGTATGTTCTAAGTATAAATGACGAGGAACTACCGTCTGAAGAATCTTGTATTGCCTGCGGAATTGATAGGACCTTTACTTTCCCAGAGGATAAGACCTTTGAGTATTGTATAGACCTAGGGTTATTAGTAGGAAATACAGATATAGAAATTCAGGCAAGTAATTCATCAGGAAGTAGTTTAGAGGTTACATACAATGGAGTAGATGTTGTGCCTACAACTGTTATTACTGATGGCAGCAGTAGTTTTACCTTTGATAAAAACGTTGTTAGTGAATCGGAGGCTCAGGTTGTTTTAATAGGTAAAGCAGGAGCTACTATACAGATTACTGTTGCTTGCCCTGTTGCCGAGATTATTACCGTAACTCAGGTATGTATAACAAATTCACCTGACGAAGGTCAGACAATACACAACGAGTACAGATGGGTGGACGGAACATATTTATCTCCATTACACTCTGAGCAAGTAACATTTGTTGATGGAACTGACTTTATTACTATTAGTCAGTTTGACTCTGTTACTGCTCCGCAAGGTGCAGGAGTTATACCAGCTGATAATGCACTGGTTCAAGTTATTTGCCATAAAAGAAATTCAGATAATTTTGTTTTTGAACCAACTCAAAATGAGTTTTATGCTTTACGAACTAATGTTCAATACCCAGCTACTCCAGCAGGTATACTTTCTTTACTTTCTGCCGCTGGCTCACCTTTACCTTTAGATGTTACTCTTGCGCCAGACCAATACATTGGAGACTATACAATGGCATCAACAGGAAATCAATTGTATTTAGTATACGATTATAGACAACCAACAGAAGCAGTTTTATGCTACGGAACATCAGACTTAAACGATGTCTGCTGTGACTGTAATGACCCAACACCTTTACCTTAATTAAAATAAATAGAATGGCAGTATCAGGAACATATTATTTAAACGGACCAGACTTAGCAACTTCAACAGCAATCTTTGCTGATGAGGATATGAATATCTGTGCGCCAAATGGACTTTATTCAAATGGTATAATAGTTCGTGAGTTACTTAACTGCGTTTTATTACCTGCACAACCATGCCCACAATGTGCTTTACCTTGTGGCCAGGTCGGTGGTGAGTCTGCTGATGTTAGGGGAACTTTCTTGGGTCAGATTAGTGGTGGTACAGATGTGGGTGCAGTAGTAATTTATTCTATTATTGGAAACACAATTCCTGATGGAATATTAACCACATATAATGGACAGACATATAATCAGCTTACATATATAGGTAATAACCAAGGACCTGTTGGATTAAACACTCCGTTAGGACAGCCAACTTATTATGGTTCTCCTAACAACACGCCTGTAAGCACTTCAGCGCTTCCAATATACACGATACAAGCTGATGGCACATATATTCCGACTGGAAATATTCAACCGATTACAGTTAACGCAAGTCAGATAGACTTAAGGGGTGGAGGAACTAGAGTTTATACTCAGGTTATTCCTAAAAACTCAGCTAGCGTTAGCCAAATCAATGTAGATTTTTATGGGCCGATACAAGGAACATTTTTTTCTTTTCAGACAGATTGTCCCATACAACTAGATAGTTTTGCTGGGTCTCCAGTTCAAGGAGATGACACATGCGCTGATGCCACAGTAACTTATTATTTTGCACAAAATGCAAATGTTACATCAATTCAGCCAACTGTCTTTGTCCCTGAAACACTAACTACCCCAGGGATTGGGAACTATGTATTTCTAGATGGCGGTGCTGGTACAAAAATTAACGACACAGCAACTAGTCAGTTTGTAATATTAGCAGACAGTACTTATATTGAAATACAGTACGGTATTGTTATATCTACAGGGACATGTACTCCAGCAGGACTTCCATGTGGAGGAACATTAAATGCAGGTGGAGGACAAGGGTCTTTTACATTAGATGTTGACACAGGGTCTACAGCGACAGATATTGGAGCTATGGTTGTTTACTTTTGGCCTCAATCTGTTCCAGATGGTATACTAGTTACTTTTGACAACAGCACCTATAATGAATTATCCTCTCCTGTAGATGGATATAAGGCTGCACCAGCAGGCTTAGTTACTTACGTTGGGGATGGTAGTAATGCTTGTTATAATACTCTTGTTCCAAACAGCCCTTATAACGCAGCTCCATCTAATACACTTTTTGTTTACGACCCAGTTTCAGGCCAGTTCGTTCAAAATGGTACACGAAACTATACTGTTGTCGCTTCTCAATTGCAGCCAACACCAAATACATCACCAGGGTATTGCGCTATGGTTATTCCAAAACCTGCTTTACCAGTTAGTGGTAACAATCAAATGACAATAGATGTATATGGCCCTTGTGGAACATCTTGGAATTTAGATTTATCTTTAGCTTGTCCAGGTCAACTACCTAGTGTTCAGGCTAGTGCAAATCAAGGCGCAAGTACCATATGTCAGTCAGTAACACAGACAATATATTATAATTATAATTATGCTGATAGAGCAGGAACAATTAATCCTCCTCAGTTTGACCCTACTGTTAATAACTTTGTTTTTAGTGACCAGTTTGCAACTACTCCATTAACAGCAGGAAATTATACGGTAAATGGAATATCAAGTACTTTCATTATTACAGTAGACGCTAATGGTGTTGTAAGCGCTATAACAAATTGCACTGGACCTTAAAAAACAAAAACATGGATAATTACACACTAACATATAGCGGTTCGGCACAAGGGTGGCCTTCTTTTTATTCTTATTACCCAGAATTTATAAAGGGTATGAATCAATTTTTATATACCTTTAAAGGTGGTGATTTATATCAACACAATTCTAATAGCGCTCCAAGAAATAATTTTTATGGAATTCAAGGAGTGTCTAAAATAACTAGTGTTTTTAATGAATCGGCTTTAGATAACAAAAAGTTTAAAACAATTGCTCTTGAAGGTGATGACGCATGGGGCGGAACTTTTATTACTGACTTACAGACAACTGGATTTATAGAAGAAAATTATTTTGAACAGAAAGAATCCGATTGGTTTGCTTTTATAAGAAACAATACAGAGTTACCTGATAACACTCCTCAGCTACCTTTACGTTCATTAACAGGTATAGGGGTTAGTGATAATGTTGTAATTTCAGGAACTGTATCAACTATTAATTTTATACCTCCAACCAGTGTTGGTTCGATTTTATCTAACGGAGATTTATTTTATTTTGGTGTTTTAAATTTGCAAAACAAATATGAACCTAATTTAGCTGGCCAGGTCACATCTGTTGTAAATCAAAACGATGGTACATCTATAGTAACTATAGACACTACAGTAGCAGGAAGCGTCCCTATACCAGGGGTAAATGAGTACTTTTTATTTATTAAAAACTCTATTGCAGAGTCTCAAGGAGTGTTAGGACATTACTGTGAATTCACACTAACCAATGGTAATACTTCTCCAACAGAGCTTTTTGCAGTAAAAAGTCAGGCATTCAAAAGTTTCCCTTAAAATTCATATCTTTGTAAAAGTTATGAGTATATTAAGTATATTTAGGAAAAAGAAAAACACCCCAGAAAATATACTACAATATGTTCATCAAAATAGGGGTCTTCTTTGGGAGAATATTAACACATTTAAAGAGAACGTCTTATCACATAATGGTTCAGTAAAGCACCACACTCCTGAAATGGAAAAGATGATGCCAGTTACTCATTATTTAAAAGACGGTCTATATACCAGAGAGATTTTTATGCCGAAGGGTACATTGGTCGTTAGTTTTATTCATAAACAGAACCACCCATCTTTTTTTTTAAAAGGTGAGATGTCAGTTTTACTAGACACAGGTGAGGTGAAAAGAATAAAAGCACCGATGAAAGTAATGACTGAAATAGGAACACAACGAGTTGCTTATATACATGAGGATACAACTTGGGTTTGTGTTTATAGAACAGACGCTAAAACAATAGAAGACGCTGAGAAAGAGGTTTATACAGATAATTATAAAGACCTCCCTGAGCACGTTATATTAAATAAAAAATTATTATGTCAGGAGCAATAGCAGGCTTAGCAATATCTGTAGGAACTACAGCAATGAGCTTTATAGGCGCAGGTAAACAAAGAAGAGCACAGCAAGACGCTGATAGAAAAGCAGCAATGGCAATGGCTGAGGTAGAGAAAGAGCTTACAAAAAACGAATATAAAGCCTTGTCTTTAAACCAAGAACCATACGAGCAAATGCAAGACACTTTGGGTACTCAGATAAAAACAGAAATGGAAGCCATTAGAGAGGGTGACCAACGTGGTGTTTTAGGAGGCTCTCAAAGAGTTCAGGAAGGAACAGTTCAGGCCGCTGCCAACATAAGAGCTACACAAGGAAAAGAATTAGACGAGCTAGATAAGCTTGTTGCTGATGAAGAAACTCGTAAGAGTGATATTAAAATGCAGCTAAAACTAGGTGATATAGCTGGTGCGCAGAAGGCTTCAGCTGAAGCAGGGCAAGCGGCAGACCAATTAAAAATGCAAGGTTTTCAAGGTGTTGGTAATGTTTTACAGCAAGGACTTGCTATGGTTCCTACGTATGGAAAGAGTGCAGAGGCTAGAGATGTAGCAGGTATGCAACGAGAGTTTACTAAAGGTCAGAAAGCAGATTACTTAGCAGGGACTGGAGCGTATGCTGGACAAGGCACTCGAACAGGTAGGGAGTACAGACAGAATTTAAAGCCGATGATGAACCAAAAATTTCAACAGGCTGTAGGAGGCTTAAGTTATGATGCAAATACGTTTGGTGCTTTAGGAAAAACGTTAGCTGCAGACGCAAGTGGTAACCTGGTTTCTTCACAGATACAAGATTTTAGCCAACTAGGTGGTTTGCAAAGCGCAGAATTTATGGACCAGCTATTAATGATGACTCCAGAACAAAGATTAATGCTCAAGCAGCAGATGGGCTTTTAATAAAAAAATAGTTAAATGACTTACTACGGATACGTACAAAGAGAGAACGCAGCTGGTGTTAACTGGCAGGAGGTAGGCGCAAATTTATCTCAAACATTATTAGATGCTGGTGCTGCAAGGCAGGCTAAACGAGATGCTTTCGATAAGTCTACCAGAGAATACCAAGAGATTCTTGATAATGCTCCATCTGGAGATTTTAAAACAGCAAATGCATTTGCGCTTAACCATGCTGCAGATGCTACACGTATGCGTTTAATTCAAGACAGACTGTTAAAGAGTGGTGTAATGAAAGATAGAGACTACACTGTAGCTCGTCAGAATTTAACTGACGGAACTAAACAGTTGTTCGGTTTATCTGAAGAATACCAAAAGGAGTACACAGAAAAGATGAAGAGATTTAAGGATGGAGAAAGCCAGCAATTAGAGGGATGGTTGATGGAGCAGATAGAAGGCCTTTCAAATCTTAAGAACTCTCAGTCTTATATAAACTCCCAAGATGGGAGTGTAAGTATTGGTAAGCTAGTCGATGGCCCTGGAGGTACAAGAGTCATGAGTAAAAACCCTAATGACTTTATGACAGTAAATCAGCTTCGTAATAGATATAAAGAAAAGTACGATAAGTTTGATGTAGGAGGAACTATGACTATGGAGGCCGAGAGGTTAGGTACATTTATAACTAGCGTAAGAGCCGCTGGGGGTTCAAACTATGCAGGTACTGTAACTAAATTACTAGACCCAACTATGCGTGGGTCATTAGGACCTGCAGGGATAAAAGCTGTAGATGATTTTAAGTCTATGGAAACGGATATGATTAATAGCTATCTAGAGGCCAACCCTTTAAATGCATTGTCCGTTCTTACAGATGGGATGGTAAATCCTGCAAACGGAAAGCCTTTCGAGCCAACCTTTGATGAGGCTGAGGCTAAAAAAGACCCTAATAAAGTTCTTATTAAAGATGATGGTAGTGGTAGAATAGAGCCAGTCCTTAGTAAGGAACAAAAAAAGTTAGCTTTTGATAGTGTTCAAACAAACTTTAGAAATAAAATAGATAGAGAAGAAACAATATCTACATATAACGAACCTAAGAAACAACAACCAAGTGCTGCATCGATTAAGGCTGCCAGCGACAAAAAGAAAGAGAAAGCAGCTATTAGTTCTTGGAACGATTTATTCTACGCAGAAACCCCTGCAGGAAAACAAGCAGCTCTTGAAAATTTATTAGGTTCACAAATATCTAAGGACAGTGATTTACGAGACATTGATTTAACTGTTCCTGGAGAGATAGAGTTTATTTACAAAGACAGTGGAGACAATAGAGTTATTAAGTATGACCCAGATAATATTACCATTGATGAGTGGGCTAGCCTTGGAAACGAGATACATGGCGTTGATGATGTATCATCAGTATTAGATAGAAGCGGAGGAAGGCAAACTGACGCAGATGGAAACCCTTTACCTGGAGCGTTTGGTGAAGCTGCTTTAACTGATGTGTTTGCAGCACGTGAAGGTGATGCTACCAAACAATCTATTCAAGAAGCTTACTCAGATTATCTTGATACAAAGATAGACGGAAGTAGAGATAGTTATACTACAGAGACAGGAATCGTTGATAACGCTAATGGAAAAATGGTAAAAGATTTTAAAGCTAGTATACCTGATGGATTTGAATTATCAGAGGTTACAGGGTTTAAGAATTCAACTATAGATAGACTTGTTCAAATTAAGAAAAAAGGCGGTAAAGCACTTGAGGTTGATATCACTAAGCCAGGGTATGCCAAGGTAATTAAAGACTTTATTTTAAACAACTCAACATCTGAGGAGGATATTAAGAGAATGTCTCTAACCCCAGGTGTAAAAAGGAAAAGTATAGTCCAAAAAACTAAATCAAGAAGAGATAGAAGAAGCAACACGACTAAACAGAATAATACAGTAAAAAATCCTGGTGGAGTTGGAGCTGGATATAATCAAGAAAACAAAAATTAACTAATGAACGAACAAGCACTTATAGATTCTTTTGAGTTATTTCAGCAAGAAGGGTACAATGGTACTATCGATGATTTTAAAATGCTTATGGCTAACAACGATAACGCATTGAATGATATGTTCGGTTTATTTGTAGACCAGGGGTATAGAAAATCTAAAGAAGATTATTCTGTTCTCATTGGTGTAAATCCTCCGAAGACAGTAAAAAAAAAAGACATTTCGGAATCCACTTTGGGCGATGGTTTTTTGGAGCAGTTCAATATTGAGGACTATACAAAAAAAGACAAACCTAATTTTAGAGAAGACCCAAGGGTACAAGTATCAGAATCTACAAGGGTATCTGAAAAACAACCTCTAATACAATCTCCAACTTCTCAAGGTGAGACTGACCAAGGCGAGGCTGTGGATGTACAGCAAGTTCTTGCTGATATAAATGCAGAGACTAGAACAACTGAGGAGATTCGTCAGCAGGAGATGGACGCTTTTTTAAAACAAGAAAAGCTAGACCAAGAAGCTGCGCTTGAGCAGTCAAAAATAAACCAATCCTTACTAACGCAAAGCGAAGAGTTTCAAGCCGACTTAGCAGCTATAAACGCTGACCTTATTGGGCAAGAGGAAGACGATGTAATTCCTTTATTAAAACAAAATTTTCAGAAGTATGGATTTTCCTTTGAAAAAAGCGGCTTAGGAGATGGTGTGCTTGTAACAAACTTTGATGGGACACAAACCATAGATATAGACCTCGACCCTTTTACTACAGATACAGAGATATTAGAATCTCAAAAGCTAAAAAACTTTTTATCACAACATGCTCTTGAAGAGTTTGAAACAAATGAACTTTTAGACTTTGAAGGGCAGTCAGCAAAAGCTCAAGACCTTCGTAAAGTTGGCAGAATAAATCCTGATGGAACTACATCAACTGTGCTTATGACATCTTACGAAGCGGATGGAAAGCACTATGCTATTCCAACTTTGTTTCCAAAAAATCCTGAGTTTTACGGAACGAATCCTAATGACTGGATGAAGTTAGATTTTGATGAAGCAAAAAAAGTAGCCGAAGAAAGAGGTGAAGTTTTCCAGTTTGACACCGAGGAAGAAGCACAGAGATTTGCTGAGGGAGAATGGAAAGACACGCACTCTACAGATGCTGTAGGAAAAAGTATATATAGCGAGGTAGGATTAAATTTTAAGGCTGAGAAAGCAAGATACGATGAGTATCTAAAGGTGAGAGATGAGATTGATTTCATAGAAGATGAAATGGGTATAAGCTTCAGCGGACAAGGCTTAAAAGCAAAAGGTCTTGAGAGAAGACTAGACGAGTTGTCTGAAGAAGAGCAGAAAAAATTCGGAAGCTTTTATGTAAACGGACAGCTTCGTGATGATTTTAGAGAGGTAATAAAAGAATTGTCTCAAAGAGAGGCTGACTTATACAGCGAGGTTAACACAGAAGAGATGATAGCTCTTAGAGAAAAGTATGACCTAACATTACAAAAAAAATATTCAGCTATAGCTAAGGACGCATCACGTGCCAACTATGAGGCTGTGGCTTTTGAAGATGCCTTACAAGTACAGTCACTACAAACCTTTGGTGTTAGGCTAGAAGACCTTACAGATATAGAGCCCAAGACAGAACAAGAGGCGCAGATATTGGATAATTTTAAAATTCAAAAAGCATCTTTAAATTCAGAAAAGCAACATGCCGCAAATATTTATGAGGCAGCTAAAACTTTTTATAGCTCCAAGTATGATAAAACTATTATGGATGAGTTTGAGGAAAACTCTTCAGCAGTATATTCTGAATTAACAAAAGGACTGAATGATGGTAATGCTTCTGAAATAATACTTCAGTTATCTACAGGAATGGCTTTTGATTTTCAATCACTAGACCTTGATAATGAGGAGGATAGAAAGAAAGCTGCTGAAATGATAGTGGCTCTCAAGACCAAGAATAGAAAATATAAAGATTCAAAAGCACTTTCCAGATGGAACAGAGCTAAAGGTTTTAGAGAGAGTATGGATGCGTTTTTACGTAACCCAAAAGAAACGGCGCTTGCGTTTGCGGCTAACTCCATAGGAATGATGTTGCCTTATGGAGCTGAAATAGTTACTTCCTCTGTAGGTGTAGGAGCAGGTATAGGAGCTGGATTCGGAGCAACAGCTGGTGGGGTAGGCGCTGTCCCAGGTGCAATTGCTGGTGCAGGAAAAGGATTTAAAGCTGGATTTGCTTTAACAGCCTTAGCTATGGAATATACTAATGAATATTTTGCAGCTATGGAGTCTGAGGGATATGATGTTCTTAATGCTAAGGACGTTGAGTTAGCTATGCAAGATGCAGATGTATGGGCATTAGCAAAGGAGCGTGGATTAAAACGAGGTATTCCTATTGCTATGGTCGATTATCTTACAGCAGGATTAGCTGGTCGTGTTTTTCAAGTAGGAAAGGTTGCAACTAGAACTAAAAAGATTGCATCGCAATTAGCTGAACGTGCTGTCTTTGACCCTTTTGGAGAGATGGCTGGTGAAACAGCAGCTCAAATTTCAGTTGGTGATGAATTAGATTTCAAAGAGATAGCCGCTGAGGGTATTGGTGGCTTTGGAAACAACGCCAGTATGATGGTGGTAAATAAACTTATAGACGCAAGAAATAATTCCAATATAGAACTAGCATCTAAGCTTACAGATATAAACTATCTTGTAAACGAGAAAGAATCAGACACCAGAATATCTGCGTGGACCAATAACATGGTTGAGCTTGGTAAGATTAATGAAGACCAAGGGCAGCGTATACAAAAAAACTTAGGCCTATCTAAGGATGCAGACAATATGCTAGACTTTGGTGCTGGTAAAAATAAACCAAATAATAAGAAGGTTAAGGCTAGGCTAATGGAATTATTAGCAGCCAAAGAAGAATACTCTGCAGACACTAACCGTAAAGAAGTGTTTGGTCAGAAGATAAAAGATATCAATGGAGAGATTGCATATCTATTAGAAAATAAAACATTAGCTCCAGATAACCAGAGAGCAAAGATAGAAGCTATATTCTCACCAGGCGTAGAGGTTGGTGATGTAAGAGCTGAGTTATCTAAGTACGTAATTGATGGAAAGAGTTATAGTAAGCAAGACTTTTTAAAGAAGCTTGGTAAGATGAGCGCCAGTCAGTTGCTTAAGTTCAATGGTAAGGTTGCTAATGATGAAGAGGTTGCTAACCAATTAAAAAATAAAATAGATGCCGTTCAAAAGCCAGAAACAGAGAGCGTGGATGCACGCCAACAAGCCGCAATTGGCACAGGAGTGGGAACAGAAGTATCACTCGAAGAAACCCCAAGGGTTGAGACCACCGAAACGCAGGAAGTAGAAGTACCACAAGTTGTTGAGACCACCGAAACGCAGGAAGTAGAAGTACCACAAGTTGTTGGTACTAATCCTTTATCCTCTATTGAAGTATCTGAAGATTATAATGATATAGGTGCTCAAAGAAGAGAGAAGATGAAAGCTGTTACACGAGCCATGGAAGATGGTGAGATAACCGAACAAGAAGCTCTTGATTTAAGACAAGAAAGTTTTAATAATGTAAAAGAAGCACAAAGACTTTTTCAAATTAGAAAACAACAGACAACTGTAACACCTACTACTAAACCAGAGACAGTCGTAGCTGTTGCTCCATTCTTTGACACTACAATTGAGAGTGCTGAACAAGCACAGACGTTAAGAGAAAGCGAGGGCTATCAGCAATATAAAAATAACTTAACTGGTATAGGACAACAACTAGGTTTAGAAGTTGAAGTTGAAGAGGGTATCGGTGGGTATAAAAACGATGCAGGTACAGAGATAGTAGAAATATCTAACAGAGTTGTATTGAAGAATGCAACAATAGAACAAGCGGAAGAGTATGCTGCATTAGCAGCTTCCTTAGCTCCTGAAACACAAGAGAGTAGCATTGCTGCCACTTATGTTGAAGAGGGAGCAGAAAACCACAATGGAAATGAATACACATTAAGTGTGACAAATACTCAAGGCACAATAGATGCTTTGAAAAAAGCAGGGATAACTGATTTTACTATTAACGAAGATACAGGGGAAGTAAGTTTTATAAATATATTTGACTTTGATGACCCAACTCTTCAAGATAAAATTGGTATCTTTGTAGAGGAATTAGAAGCTAATAATATTACTTATGAAAAACAAAACTACCGAGCAGTCAACTCCGTCTATGTCGACCAGGGAAAAAGGAAAGAAATTCTTGGACGAGCTGCGAGCAAAAGGTCCGCTGACCGACAGACTGGGTCAAGTCTTTATAACTCGCTCCTCCAAGCAGTAGAGAATGACGCTAAGTTCCAGGGTATTACTACAGAAGAATACCTACCAGGAATAAAAGAGCTACAAGCTAGCGCAACTGCTGCGGCACAAGAAGTTACTGATTTAGAAACTTCCTTAGATGATACTAAGGTAGACTTCAGAAAGAAAGAAGACGATTCATTTACTCCTATAAAAGGTGAAGTAGATGCAGTCACTAAGGCAATCAACGAAACACAGTCAGGAAATGTGTCTACCAATCTTGTGGTAGAACCTGAGGGTACTATTGATGTTAACGAACTCAATAGCAGAACAGACAGAAAGCTTCCATCAATAAAAACATTAGAGGTAATTAATGGTATTCCTGCTATATTTAATATATCAGACCAGCTTACTACAGGTAACATTGTAAATATTTTTACTGGAAACACCATAAATAAATTAAGAGGTGGATTAGGTTTTACTGGTACAATTGGAAATGAGAACGCTGCGTGGGCTAGTACTACAAGAGAAGAGGCTTTAAAGTTGCTCAATAAAGCAAAGGAAGTATACAAAGATAACGAAGAATTGTTTGATAAATTCTGGAAAGATAATCCAGAGTTTAATGGACACGTTCCTATGAATATCGTTAAGATGGGCGAGGGCTCTATAGCTTCAAATGAGGCTGTTTTTAGAGTACTTAAAGACAACCTGTCTAAAGTACCTGCTGAAAACAAAGTAAAAGCTCTAGAGGTTTTAAGACAAGACTTACAAAATTTTATAGACAAAAGAACTGCATCTATGAAACAAGGTAAGCTCAGTGAAAGCAGCTTAGGTAAATACCAAGAAGAAATAGATGGTTATAAAAAAATATTAAGCTCTATAGAAAATTTTAAATCTATAGAACAGATTTTAGATGCAGGGTTTTTAGCTCAGCTTACCATACCTACTCGTGAATTTTTAAGTAAAAGACTCACTTCTGGGTCTATTCGCAAGCCTGGTACACCAAAGACAAAAGTAAGCATGCCAAATAAAAAAGGTAAGCCTGTAGTTCTTGCTTTGTTAGAGGGTATGGAGGCTAGCACAGAGACTGCTAGCTTAACTCATATACAGGAAATTACAGACCTTATTACTGAGCCTCAACTATCTAATATACCATCAAGAAGTATAATAGCATTACAAGCGGTTGATGTAACAGTTGATGATGTTATAGAAACAAATCACCCTAATTATCCTTTTGGTCCTAAAGGAAAAACCATAGGGATATTAGAGCAGCCTGTTTCACTAGTAGACACCTATCCAGAAGCTTACAAATTAGCTATGGCAGGCTTAACAAAAGCAGAGGGAAAACAAGAAACAGTAACTAAAACAAAGGCTGAACGAAGCAAAGGAGAACTAGTTGAGGGTGAGCTTGCTCCATCTAGTGTAGATATCATCTTAAATAATACATTACTTGTTCAATGGGGATTGCCTGGTAGAGATTTCGTAGGAGCACTAGCGCAGACTAATATGGATGATGCTGCTAAGCTAAATGCTTTTATGAATATTGCATTTCCGTCTGTCACTATATCCACTGAGGGCTCAACATTTAATAATGTTATGGAGTCTGAGGGTGTTAAAAAATATCTTAAAGGTGATGAGGTTATATATGGTGTTACTGTTGATGGTGATATATATATAAATCCAGATGTACATAATTCTCAATCTGCTTTATTTAACACATCTATTCATGAGATGGGTCACGTGTGGACTGACTACTTACAGACTACAAAGAAAGGAAAAGCTATATATGCACAAGGTGTAAAACTTGTAGAGCAAACAGAGGAATATAAGAAGCAACTTAAGAACTTCAACGGAGACAAAGCAAAGGCCGCTAATGAAACTATGGCTATCCTTATTGGAAACAAAGGACAGACTATAGCAGACGGAGCAGTGAAGAGTAAGTTTACTCAGTGGCTTTTAGGTATGTGGAACTACATCAAGTCTCAATTTAAAATGTCAAAAGATTTGACGGCTGAAGAAATTCAGGACATGAATCTAGATACATTTCTAGGAACTGCACTTGCTGATATCTTTGCTGGTAAAGAAATAAACCTTACTAAAGCTCAGAAGAAAAAACTTAAGAATCCTGATGCTGCATTCAGTAAGACAGATTCAATGGGTGCTATCATAGATAAGGGGAGACAGAACGGATTCTCGGACGCATCTATTAAAGAGGTTTTAAAAGACAGAGGCTTTAAAGTTGCAGACATAACCTCCGCAATGGAGGTAAACGTGGATGCATTTACTCAGCTACCAGAAGCGTTTGGTAGAGTTGAGGGTGGTGTAAAGGAAGGAATGCAGTTGTTTAAAGAGGTGAGACAGAAGCTTTCTAAGTTTACCACACCAGAGAAAACATTATCTGAGGTGAGACAAAAGGCAATGGATTTAATTAAAGAGAATCCAATCTACAAAGCTCAGCCAGAACAAACTCAGATGGAGATTCTAGTGGACTTTGACAAGACTTTAGACACACGTTCTAATGTTGCTGTGCAAAAAGAAATAGCTGCGATTAAAAACAACCTAAGACAGCGTAAAATAAATAGCCAAAATCTAAAGGCCGCACAGATACAACTGAGGAACTATATAAGAAAGGCTTTGCCAAAGTCCAAGATGTATACTCAAGCTCAAATAAACAAGCTTATATCACGTGTTACAAAGTCTACAGTGGACACATTCCAGGCAGACACTGAGTATGTGATGAATATTGTAGACCAACAGAAAACTAAGATGAAGAAAGCTGCCATTAAGGACATGCTTAAACTAGTCAAAGCAAAAGCTATGACTGCATTCACTAAGTCTGGTAAGCGTAGAGCTAAAGGTTTAAGTAAAGAAGGTACAGCATACTTCAAAGCAGTTAAGCAGATACTTACAGCTGATGTAGATACCCTTAATAAAATACAGGAGGACCTGCAGAATGAGAGCTCAGAGATAAGTAATCTTATAGAGAAACAACAAGATGGACAGAAGCTAACTCAGAAAGAGCAAGCTAAAGTTAATCAGGCTCTAGCTTTTGATACCTTTGGTGATGTATCTAACATGAGCTTAGAAGAAGTTCAAGGCTTAATGCAACAGCTTAAAGATGTTAGAGCTGAATCAATCGCTACGTTTAAATCAAGAAGACTAGCAAGAGTAGAGGCAAACAAGAAGATGAAAGAGGAGGCTGATGCTCAGATTAAGGATACCAATCCTATGCTGTTTGATGCTGATGGAAATGTTTTAAATAGAAATGAGCGTAACGCTAGAAAGAATGAGATACTATCTCACTTCAGAAATTTTGAAATAGGTAAAGGGCTTTCATCTTTATCTGAAAGAATGAAGTTTAGTACGGCTAAAGACTTTATCCAGAACATGAAGCAGATGTTCCAGCATTTAGGAACATTAAGTAATGTACTAGACAGGGTAACGCAGGGTAAAAACTTTTTTACCAAGAATGTTTACGATGCTTTAAATAGAATGGATGACCTTAACAACGGAGGATTATTTCAAACTCAAAAGAAGCTTGATGATATAGCTAACACAATCCCTGGTATAACTAAAGGAGTAAAACAAATATATTCCAAACTTAATAGTGGTGTTCATGTTTTAAAATTAAAGCGTAGTGATACTGGCCGAGAGTATACTGATAGGTTTAATGCAGACGAACTCATGCGTATGTATGCGCTTAGCTTGAATGATACTCAAAGACAAAAGCTCGAAGCACAAGGCATAACTCCTGAGGTTATAGAAAATATTAAAAACATTATAGGTCCAGAAGCTGTAGAGTTTACTGACAAAACTGTAAACTTCTTAAGCAATGAATACTATGAGAGTGTTAACGATGTATACTCATACGTTAATGATGTTAACTTAGGATATGTAAATAACTACTTCCCAACATCAACAATACAGAAAGAAACCACTAAGAAGATGATTACTGATGGAGACTTCAGTGGTGTATTTAATGCGGAGTCTGCTCCTGCGTTTAAAGAAAGGGTTGATATGAGGTCTGATGTAGACCTTCACGCTGGCACATTTACAAGCGTTCTTAGGAATCATGTTGATACAATGGAGAAATATAAAGCGTATGCTGTAGGCACACAGAGACTGAATGCTTTATTTAAGATTGACTCTGTTAATGTATTGCTAGAAGAGATGGGTGTAACTGGTCCAATTAAAAAGGCTGTTAACTTTGCCATCAATCCTGACTCTGGAAAGGATGCAAGTCTAAGTATAAAACTTATAGCAAGATTACAAACTCAGTTTACAGGTTTTGCTCTGGCGTTTAAAGCTATACAGATACTTAAGCAGTCTACTTCATTTGTTAATGCTTACTCTGACTATAGTTACTTCTCTGCCGATTCTAAAGTTCCTAGAGTAGTACAGGCTGCAGTTGATTTACCTATGTTTATGTTTGATGGAGCAAGAGTTGCTTTATCACTAGGTAAAGACTTAGTTGGAAAAAAAGGAGCTGTAAGAGAGGCTATGGAGATATCTCCTACCTTTAGAAAAAGGGTAGAGCAAGGCCTTGAAGGAGATGTTTATGGACTAGAATCTGGTTCACAAACATTTAAGAAAACGGCTTTGACTGGTGGTAGACTTAAGAAAGCACAGGCTGCTTTTAAAACTGCAGCTGCTTCGCCAACTATTATTGGTGATGTTTTAGGTGTTATGGGTTATATGATTAACTATAAACGTAACATTGCAAACGGAATGAGTAAGGCTGATGCTGTAAAAGCTTTTAATGATTACAATGCTACACAGCAATCACGAAGAGGAACAGATAAGATTCCACTTCAAATGAACAGCAATATATTTAATCGAGCATTTACCATGTTCGGTAGTACGTTATTTCTGCAGATGAACAAGGTTATGCAGAGCACGACCAATGTTACTAGAGATATTTCACAGAAGAAAAGACCACGTTCAAAAGACACTAGAGATTTAGCTTTAAACTTAGCTGTAGCCAACGTATTATTTGTAGGTGTATCTAATATAGCTAAATTTATTAAGGGAGATGACGAAGACAAAGAAGCGGCACTCAAGAAAATGGCTGAAGCAATGATGGGATTAAATCTTATCTATCAAATACCATTCTTAGGCTCTACAATAGAGGGGTTTGATGTGGCAGGTAGAACAATATCTGCTGTCAAAGGAGAAGAGTATAAGCAGAAAGGTAGAATCTTTAATGATGATATCGTCAATCCTGTTGCTAGTGTGATACAAAAATACAGAAAGCTTACTAAGAATGATGAAAATAAAGTCGGTGCTGTAGTAAGAGCATTAACTGAGATTACAATAGGTGCACAGCTTGACCCTTTCATTGGTTTATATAATTACTTTGCAGGTGAAGAAGAGGATGTAGACCCAGCAATGTATGATGTTATGGGTATCTCTCCATCTTACCGACCTAAGAACGAGGGTGGTAAAACAAAATCAATGAGCAAGTCAGATATGAAAAAATTTACTCCTGGATTATATGAAGAGTTGTACGGACCAGGTGGTAGCTTAGCTCCTATAGAACAATTAAAGAAAGACGAGAGAAAAAGAAAGCGTGACCTCCAGAAAGAGATAGACGCAGCTATGGGTCTTGATTAATAATACCTAGCGTACTTAAAAGTTTTTTGCTTTGGGTACTGCACAACTAGCTCTGAGTTTAGTTCTGTAGTGCCCATCCAAGATACAGTTCCGTATATTTCTTTTACCTTGCCATACATAATGCCGTCTTCACAGGCCCAGATTATAACTGGATTCAATCGTTTTAATGTAAGCTGAGATAGTTTGTTTAATGATACTGCTAATGGATAGCAGTCGGTTACCTTTTTCTTTGTAGGTATTACCAATACGAAGGCTATAAGATTATTTTCTTTATCGTATACCCTGAAGTCTACGTCATCAGGACTAAGCTTTTTATATCTACCGCTAAACCTTTCGGTAAATTTAGTTATAGCTTTTACCTTTTCGGTCATTACAATTCCATGAGTCTGTTTATAGCTGTGTGTCCACCTATAACAACACCGCAGCCGATAGCTTGTTTCTTAAAATTCTTAGCATACGCTGCAGCATAAGCGTTGCAGTCTACTCCACAACCAACCTGCATACCAAAGACTTTGAAGTTTCTTCCAACCATCCACTCGGTATATGCCTGTGTGTGTATGTGTCCCTGCACTGTAGACATCATATCGTTCTTTGCTTTTGTACGTGCTGTTCCTCCCTCACCATGCACGTATTGAACATCATCATACACAATTCTATCAACCCAGTTCCAGTCAGTTCCTAGAACTTCGTTGTATGATTTAACCCATCGTTTAGGTATCTGAGAGTCAAAAGCTTTTCTCATTATTATTCTGTCGTGGTTTCCAATACAAACATCTGCTACAGGAAACTCTTCAACCCACTTCTGTACTTCTAGAATAGCGAAGTCTAGCTCATCTCCACCACCCATTCCGTCTGGGTCTGTAGCATGAAAAGAACTGTAGTGGTTATCAATTATATCCCCAATAAATATTACTTGGTTACAATTATATTTAGCGTAAGTGTCTTTGCAGAATTCAAAATACCCATCAAGCTCAAAGGGTGCATGAATATCTCCTACTACCAGGATTCTTTTTTCCTTTTGAGTCAGGTTATCAAATGCTGCTTTTCTGTTGCCACTTAGTCGTGGTCTAAAATCCTTTCTATAAGTCATCATCCATTGAGTCTATCATTGATTTCAATTGAAGGATTAATGTCTTAGTAATTTCTTTACAGTGAGTATAATCGTGGTCTATTAAAGATTCATATATCTCATCACAAGAGTCGTGTAGTTCGTTTGTTATTGCGTTAACATGTTTTATCCTTTCGTCTTCTAGTGATGTTATATGTTTCATTAATCCTTATCCATTACAACCAAAAGGTCGTTGCCTATTTTGTGGTTTATTAATTTAATCTGTCTATAAATTTTTCTAGAGTTTTTTCTAACGTCTAGTCTTTCTGATTTAGTCGAATCAATTCCAAGGTTAGTATATAAATCACAATCAATTCGTAGAAGTTCATCTATCTTTTTTTTTTCGCTCCAAGATTTAAACTCTGTTATCTTTTCTATATCGTTAATTGTGTATTCCATTTAAGTATGTATTTAATTTTCTAGTAACCTCATCAACATTATTTGGTCTTACCCTTTCGTTTATCAATTTATATAATTTAGGGTATGTTTCGTTTTGTTTTTTATACGTTTCATGCTCTAAATTTAAACGACTTAGTTCCAAAGCTAATAATTTTTTCTGATTTTCCAAAGAAAAAACTAAGTTTCTACACTCTTCCAGGTCTAAAGCGTTAGCAACATGGTCTGTTTCATTGTAAATTCTACAACACAATAGGTACATATCCCATAATCTTTCATCTGGTTTGATAAAATATTTAAAGTTTTTATTGTAGTGAAGTATAGTTGCGTGATTTTTATTTAAGCTCTTAGCTATCCTAGATAAAGTCATATATTCAGAGTCTCTGAGTATACGAGAGTATACCATTCTAGCCTCCACCACTTCTCTTCTCCTGGTTTTCTCCATAACATCAACCTGAAAAACTTGATTGACAATGTTTTTTAATCTATCTTCTGTGTATTTCATATTAGTATTTGATTTAATAAATGATAATCTAGATACGTATCGCTATCAATAATATCTAGGTCTATGTAAATTGTATTTTCTCCTTTTTCTTTTATATATTCTACTTCAAAAAAGACTGGGGGTTCAACTTGTTTTACAACTCCTGCGTATGTGCTTGACCAGTTATCAGTTTCTGGTAAGTATTCAGCATTCCAATCTATTTGACTTGCGATTTGCATTCCAACCTTAGATGGTAATTGTCTCAAGATGTCAATAAAAAAATCATCAACCTCATACTCAACTTCACCCTCTATAAACCTCAGTCTTAACCCCATGCTTTTTTAGTTCTTTTAATCTATACTCTTGAAGAGCAGATACTTTACCATTAGGTTTTTTAACTTCACTAAAAAGAACATCACTGTCTGGAGGTATAGCTATAAGGTCTGGTATTCCATTCTTATTTGTCTTGATTAACTTAATAACGTAATAACCCTCGGACTCAAGTTGTTGAATTCTTTTCTTCTGTATCTGCTGCTCAGTCATCTATTACAAAGTTACAAATTTCTTTTATAGGTATTAGCACAGACATTGAGGTGTTATTATCTCCCATTGCCTTGATACTTCCTTTTTTAAAGTACCTTCTAGAAACCTTCTTAAGTAGTTCAGTTTCAAAAACATACATTACCTTGTCTTTGTATCCTCCAGAGAATATAATAATCCAGTAGTCTGCTTCTGTTGTAGCTATACCTGATGGCTTACCCCTACTCTCGTACTCAATAGCAATGTTTCCTGATATGGAAACCCAGCTATCTCTTTTCACCTCAATAAGTTTGTCTTTGAATAGAGAGTCTACTATGCGCTCACCCTCTTTACCAACCTCTAGGTCATATCTGAAATCGTTGTTGAAGTTCATAGTGACATTAGGTCTTTTTTAAAGTGGCGTAAAGTATAGTCTTTCTTTTTAGTTACGGCCTTGTATATCTGTTTCTCAATACCGCCTTTAGAAAACACCCAATAAACATCTGACTCCAATCTCTCTTTAGTTGTCATCCTGTCTCTTGACTGCCAGTAACTGGTAGCTGAGAAGTCTATGTTGTAATACACAAGAGCTTTAGCCTTACGTAGGCTTATACCCTCACGCCCTGACACAATCTGGAGTGCTATGGTTTTATCAGTACTGTTGAACTCATCTAGTTCTGTGCACAAGTCATCTCCATATACCTCTTTTAATGCCTTGAGTTCCTGTTTAAATTTGTAGAAGATTCCAATCTTCATGCCATTAAAACGCTTGCGTATAAACTCAGCTTTGCTGAGGTCTAGTATAGTGGACTTGCCTGACTCGAACTTCACAGTTCCAGAATACATCTGGTGAAGTTTCATCATAAGTTTTACTGGAGTATCAGCCAGTATCACCTCTTCATTCCCTTCTACTACTAAATCTTTTTGAAGCTTTTTAGTTAACTTATAAGTTAACTCACTCATCTCACACTCTAGCACATGCTCCCTTGTATCAACCTTGAAACCTGCTTCCTTCTGTGTGTAAGCTATAGTGTATGGCTTCATCTTTTCAATAATAGAATCACGACCTCTACTATAATCCCTTATATACATGCTGTTTATCTTTCGTTCTCTAACATCAACGTAGTCGTGACAGAACTTATAGAAGCTTTGATACTGACGGAAAGGATTATTCGGAATACCGAACACCTGGTGGTACATTTGACTGTACGACTCAGGCGTTGGTGTTCCTGACAACAAACAGACATCACAATCTGTTTTCCTTATAATACTTTTAACGTCTCTAGCTCTCTTGTTTGGCTTAGGAAATGCTCCCATTCCATGAGCTTCGTCTAAGATAATACAATCCCACTTAATATTAGGTAGTTTATGCATGCTTTCATAATTAATTACAAACAAAACAAATGGTGTTGGACACATCATTTCATTATCCTTAACTATGGAACTAATAGCTTTTTTCTTGGTTAGAAATAACACGTTCTCATATCCCATTCTCTCTGCTATACCTAAGCTTGTAAGTGTTTTACCTGTTCTAACTTCCATTGCTAGATAAACAAACCCTTTATTCTTAATTATCTCTACTCCTTTATTGATAATTTTCTCCTGATAATCTCTAAATTGAACTGCCATCTATATATGTTTTTATTTCTAAACATTTCTCGTAGTCTTCTATCAACTCAAAATAATTCAACATCCCATCTATCTCATCTTTTGTTGGCTTTCCCTTAGGGTTGTGTGCAAACCATCCTGTCTCCCCATTTAACAAATCCAATGGTTTTTTATCAAGTATAATTACATCATAAGAATTTATAAATGCTATATGTATTTCGTCCTCATTCATTATATTAGTGATGTTTGTGGGTTAACTTCGTCTTGTCTCTTGAGTCTCATCCATCTACCAGAAGCATCTCTACCCTTTTCTGGTTGAGCTCCTGTTTTATATACAGCATAAGCAGCAAGCCACTTGTTAAATCTAACCTGAGATATTGACAACCTAGATTTCGGTCCATAGTCTGGATACTCAGAAATAAAATCTAAATATAAATTATTAGTGTGTATCCTTGAGTTAACTGGTATAGATGCTCCAGCATCAGTACCTTCAATTAGACCAACCCACTCTATAAAGTCGTAAGATGACTCAGCTGATAGCTGTCTAATTTTTAAGTTAACAAACTTACTTTTGACTAGCCCAGTGTCAAGGTATCCTTGCATGCAACCAACCATATAGTTATCAAACTTACACCAGTGTGCATCGTTCCAGTCACCGAACATTAGTTTACCAAACTCATCTAATGGTGTGAAGTTTTTATTATAGAACTGGTGTAGTTCTAGTTCCCACTTTCTACGTGCAAAAGAATTACCTGCTCCTTTGATTGCATAGTTAGTAGTGATGGAAATCTTAGGTGACTTGCTGAAAGGAATTTTGATAGCATCTTTATTCTTTTTCTCTAAGGTCAACCCCTCAGTAACTACACTAAACAATCTTTCAAAGTCAAAGTTTTTCTTAACATCATCAAAGACCAATATCTGTGTATCTGCTGATACTAACTGATAAGCAAATGACCTTTCAAATGTAAATGATTTACCATCAATTGTTACTACTTTCTTCATGTGCTGTAACGCATTCATAAACAAACCTTTACCTGTCCCCCCCTCTGGGTTATCAGATATAACCTCATCATTAAGTATTACTGCAGGGCAGTAGCTTAGGTTTTTATATCCATGCATTAAGAATCCTATGGTAGACTCCATAGATTTAATTCTGTCTGGCTCATTGCCACAAATATTATGAATGAACTTAGTATAATCACAGCCTTCAGTAGAACACTTATTAAAAGCTCTGTCTATCACGTGGTCTTTCCAAACAAAACCATTTAGGTCTATGTAATCTATGACCTCTACTTTATCCTTAGTTACTTTGATAGCACAGTTGTTATAGTAAAGGTATGAGGTGTTTTTATTATCCTCAACAAAGTAGATATCAATAGTAGATAGAAGTGTCAGGAAATCCTCTCTAAAGTACCTTACTTGGTCTGCAAAGTGGTTGTATATAGATGCATCATCCAATTCAATTACGCTATTCAAAACAAAATCTTTAATTTGTTTCTCATCTGTATGGTCTACAAGATTATTAGTCACCTTAACAAACACATAGTTTTTACTACCCTCTGGACAATACTTATAGAATCCGTTGTCCTCAAGAAATTGTTTGAATAGAATATGTACAATCTTAATTACTCCCTTATCAGACTTGGTCCAGAACTGTTTCTGTTGATTTTCTTCCTCTACTCTATTTAGTACTGCCTCAATTACATTTGCTTCTACATGGCTGTCCTCTAACTGAGTTTTGATTTCCTTTTTAGAAGTGCCTCGCCTGAGCTTTACACGTATGTTGTTGACTCTCTCTTCATCTTCATAATACTTTGTGCCAAAGTTTTGAGTCTGTGCATACGCTGAGTTTATGGTCTGGTTTATTTCATTCTCAGAAAAGTCAGCTGTTCTGTAGTTCTGTAATACATATCCTGCAAGAGACTTATTAACACCAAAATCATTAAATGCTGATGCCAGTACATAACAGTTGTTGTTACGCTGCCCCTCAACCATAGGGTATTTTTTAGCCCACCACTTTACAAGTATTTCTACAATCTTATTTTCATCTGTAATTGGTATAGTTGGAACGTCTAGTCTAGTATTGACTTCAGTATATTCCTTTTCTTTAATCTCTTCCCATACACTTGAGTTCTTGTTTACATATATCAATGGGTCATATGATTCATAGCATACCCTTGATATATTTTTACAGGTTGTATCAAAGTGTGGATTATTGAAATGCATCTCTAAACTATTGAAATAGTTTACGTGATTATCTACATCTTGTGGTATCTTTATTAGTGCTTTTAAACCCTTGCCAGATGGTGATATGAAAACAGAGTAAACATAATTACTCTTAGTTAGCTTCTCTTTATCTGTTAATAACTCCTTATTACTTTCGTATCCATCGAAGTCTAAACATATTATTCCAGAGTGTTGGATAATTGAAGCATCATTTCTTTTATTGAAAGTTCCTGAAAAACAAATAGCAGGTAGGTTTTTCTTTAGCTCATTCCTTTGTGACTTATCTTTCTCTGTTCGTATTCTTTTTACTAAGTCTTTTGTTGCCCCACCCTTTATCCTGTCAAGAATAAAATCTAAACTCCTAAAGAAAGGTGTTGAGGTCTCTTTAATGTTCTGAAAAATTGTGATTTCTTTTGCTGTCATGCTGTATTTAATTTATTTGTGTCGACTTTGTGTCGACTTTGTGTCACTTAACTAGCTGATTATCAGTAGTTGTGTTGAGAATGTTAACTTTTAAGTTACATATAGGAAGTAAATATAAATAAATATATTAAACTAATAGTCCTATATATTAAAAAAACCCAACACTAATCTTATTATGGTGCGTGCTACCATGAAGGAAATTATTCCTATGATTAGCCACACTATTATTTTTTCTATTTTTTTCATGGTATAAAAAAGGGGTGCTGTTACACACCCCTATATTAAATTAGAACGGCACATCTGCCTCTTGCACTGGTGCTTGGTTAGGAGCAGTGTCTACTCCATTAGCGTTGTTGTTACGTGCCTTTGGCTCAAAGTTATCAACAAACATGTAAGGGTTACCTGCTTGACTTTCTTTGATACCTAAATTTACCCAACCATTTTTCTGGTTAGCTTTTAGAAACATAATAGCATCATCTACTTTGATACTCATACTACCCAAGACAAAGTCCTTTTGGTTAGGGTGTTTCTTTCTGAATTTGAATCCATCTGCGAATACAATTTCATCGTTGGTGTTTGAATTACTCATAATTGTTTATATTTATTTTTCGTTCCAATGTTTCTATCATAGCTAAGATTACCTCATCTTTAGCTTTACGTGTAACACAGTCCATCGGAACTTCAAACCACACTACACGTCTACCTATTTGAATATCAAAAAGGGATATCATTAATTTTTTAAACCTCTTCATAAAAATAGAACTGGTTTATATCTTCAGAAGGATTTTCACCATAGAACTTTCTGTATTGCTCTACAGCTTTTATAACTTTCTCTTCCCCTCTAGCTAGACTTTCATCACTAACTGGATACATCCCCATCATGCGTGATGTCTTGTCAATCACCAGAAATACCAGAGGCTTATTGAATAGCTGTTGATATATGTACGCTTGACTATCATAGTTGTAATCTCGCACACTCCACCTAAATTTCTCAATAGAACTTGATGTCTTGATGTCAATCAAGTGTTCGCTACCGACAATGTCGGCCTTACCTTTCCACATCTCGCCATGTATTTCTTTTACCATAGGGACTTCATACTGCACCCCTTCCTCTTGAATCAGTGCTCTGAAATCATCTACGTTCAGCATGCTTTCAACTAGGTTTTCTAGCATAATTTTTTCTTTGGTCAACAGGCCAATAGTTATATTGTTCTCCTCTAAGAAGCTATCATATGCCTTACCTCTCCTAGTGGCTAGGTCAATATGAGGTGTAGCTGCTGCTTTTTCTGGCTCAAGTATTAACTGGTGGAAGTATCTTCCAACCAGAAAGTTCTTGTTATCCTCTTGCTTCTTATTGAAGTTCTTAGGGTTTTTTAAGAGGTCACCTATATTGGAGTTAGAAAGATAATTCTTCCCAACCCCATCATAGTATTCTCTATCGTCTTGAAGTAGTTTGATGATGTCTTTCATATCTATATTGATTTAGCTATTTCTTTTTTAACATCATTAGTCATAGCATACTTAGTTTTTAGTTCTTCACCTATAACCTTAAGGCCTTTGCTTTTATTAGCTATAACATACTTAAGAACTTTATCCCAATTGTCATCACCAATATTTAATTCTATAGTGCTCTGTCTTTTAGCCACAGGTTTCTTAGCCACAGGTTTCTTAGCCACAGGTTTTGATTCTCCATTAGGAAGGTCTTCTCCTGCATACACATACAACCCTAGTCCATGTCTAGCGATTGCTTTAGTTAAGCTACGCTGTATGGTTTTGTTTACATCAACAGATGTAATCTTATCAAGCATAATTGAATTGTTTCTGAAGTCCATAACTGGAAGGTATTCAATGTGTTCCTGTTCGTTTATTGTTACTCCAGTTTTTACCCATGCAGACTTGCCATCTGTATGGTAAAACATTCCATTTACATCTTCATAGATTGTATAGGTTGCCTTTGGATAATGCTTCTTAACCTCTGCCCATGCCCATGCCCATGATAGATACGTGAGATTGCTTTTCTTTTCTACTTTGTCATTTACATTGATAGAGTTCAATGTTTCAAAAACTGATTTTGAGTTACTCATAATTTAGTGATTTTAATTTATTATTAATTGTGTTATACTTTTTTAGTATTCTTTCTCTGTGGTTTTTTAGATGCTGAATCTGTTTTGGGTTTTGTTTATTATTCATTTCTTCTTTTATTCTTTCCTCTATACGTTTTAGTTTTTCGTGATAGGTTTTAATACAAAGACTATAGACGCCATGTCTCCACCCTTTGTTAACAAATTCCCACTCTGATTCGTAGGTTATGTCTTTATAGTAGTCACCACCCATCGCTGTGTTCTGTATTAATATCTCACCAGTTTCATTGTCTCTGGTAATCTTGCAACCATATAGCATTCTAGAATCATACCCTACACCATCTAAGATGGCAGCTTTATCATCATTCAATGCTTCCTCGAATACATTACTTAAAGAGTTGTACATTACTTTAAATTAATGAAGTTAATAGAATACGATTGCTTACTTTGTCAAAGATAGAATCGTTTTTTTTCTTTTCCTTTACCTGTTTTATTCCATGGATTATTGTTGAATGACCTACTCTGTATCCGTTCTCTTCCATGTATTGTTGGATATAACGTATTCTCATAAGTGACTCAGAGCAAAGAAAATATAGTAGCTGTCTGGCATCTACTATATCTCTACGCTTACTCTTAACAAACAAATCATCTGGACTTATTGAGTACGCATCACATACATGTGATACGTACATGCTAAAAATTGGATAATGCATTTAATTATATTTTTTAGATTCTTCCTGACCATACTTTATAGCCATAGCAAAGCCCTCGAATATATCATCGAGTGCCTGTGTTGTTCTCGTTAAAGATTTCTGGTGTTTAGTAACCTTTGACAGCCAAAGGTTGTACTGATAATCGGCATCAAGTCTGTCTACCTCTTGCTCTTGTAAATCTCCGAGCATCTCTTTAGTTCTTCCCATAATTTTAGTGTTTAATGAATTGTAAATTTAATAAATGTTTATGAATTGTCCAAAACTTTTTTATTTAATTCTTCCATAGTCTCAGCAACTCTGCCCTCTTCCAGTGGCTCATAAGCCAGGTAATAACCTGCAGGAAAGGTCTGGTCTGGAGTAACGTGGTCAGATAGCAAGACCATGTATTCTACTCCATCAACTTCAACAATATCTTCTGATATCTCTGGCAAATCCCATGAGAAAGAACGTATGGATTCTCCGTCCTGGAATTCTTCTTCTTCACCAAAACCTTGCTCTTCTTCCCAGGTCCAGATGAAGTCTGGTAATTTCTTGGTCAGTAAATCAAGAACATCAAAGTTGAAAGGTGACCACGCTGTGGCAAAATGTAAAGTCCCTTGGACCTTATCATAGTGGTTGTCATAGCAACCCCACTTAGTACCCCAGTTTCTATAGCACCAGTCGTACCAGTTGTCGTGACCATACAAGTCTTTCAATCTGTTGGATTCTTCTTTTGATATTGTTTCTGGAATTCGCTGTGGACTTGTTGTTCCTGTCAACTCCTTAGGCATTGGGTTTACATATCCACATATTCCGTATTCGGTTTTGGATATTTCTTTTAATACTTTACGACCTTTGTCTGTCGTAGCTTTGATTGTGTGATAAACGTGATTAGGCATAATTAATTGTTTTTAAGTGATTGAATTTCTTGTTCTAATTCTTTTACCCTGGCTTCAAGTGACTTAACTCTTGCTTCAAGATAAGCCACCAGGTTTTCTTGTGCACTCATACTTCCATGAGTTTGGTTAAACGTTTCATCTTAACTTCATCTGAAAGTGTGTCCCAGTCACTAGGTGGTTGCCAGTCTGGAATAGCATTACGCATTGTCGCAAACGCTATACGCTGTTTGTAAGCTACCTTGTCTGCCAAGGTGCTGTTTTCGTTGGTCATGTCTCCAAGGAGCATGAACATTTTCATTGCATTTATACTCATAATAAAATAATTTTAGTGGCTTTCGCCTGATTAAGAGAGTAGGATAACTCCTACTCTTTCGACTACTAAAGTCTCGTCAGTTAATCTAAAGTTCGACAAATATAAAACTTAATTTAGACATATGCAAATATACTATGCACGCATAGTAAATCTACTTCCAGCCATTCTGTAATTTAACTTTCTTCCACCACGTTAGCTGTTGGTATTCTAATTCTGTGTAGATATGTACTCTATTTTTCTGGTCTACGACTGCGTGTAGTCCAGTCGGCAGAATTTTATGCTGTTTAATTTTCATAAGTGCCCTCCTATCTTATCTACTTCGTATCTGTACTCGCATGGTTGGTCTTCGTCTGTCCAGTTATAGTCAGTGTCCATTCCAAAACCATACTCATAGTCAGTGGCTCTCATCTGTTCTTCGAGTTGCTCAACCCATAATTCTTCGTGTTCATTCACGTATTCCTGTACATCAAACTCATCAACTGAGTCTGGTATTTCGATTTCGATTGTTGCTACTTTGTAGTACACATTTCGCTGTAAAATTTTAACTTTCATAATAAAAAATTTAATGATTAAGACAGCCATGCAAATAGATTGCACAGCTGTTTCGGATACTGAATCCTCATCAGTTAATCTTAAGCGTACACGTGGCCATAAACTTCTAGTTTTTCTTTGGCTTCGTAGTACATGCGTAGGTATTTTATACGCATCTGAAGATGTTCAATATCCTCTATGTCGAAGGCATCTTCTACAGGACTTTCGTCCAAGTCTTCTTGATATCCTTGAATATCATAGTAGTTCCAGTCGTAATTCTCATCGTCTGGATATCCGTTGTTGAGGTTGAAGTATTCTACTATCAATTTCTGTGCTTTGTGGTTTGCTTTCATCTTAAATTGTTTCATAAAGTTTTTTTAAATTTCTTATTGGGTTTGTTGATTTAGCCAGTGCTTCACGCTTCATGTCGGCTGTCAGTCTTTTTATCCCATTGTTTTCCTTGTAGATACGAAGATAAGTTCTTTCTCTATCCTCAATCAAGTCACCCACTAGCTTCTGCATGCAAGACCTAAATCTGTAGGACTCCCATGTTCTGTTGTAGTATCTTACCTTGGCTTCGCTAATAAAGTTTCCGTTAGCATAGAGTTCAGATTTGTGACCCCATGCTCGACTGGTTTCCCACCCACGATTTAAAATGTCGTAGGTGATTCCGTTAATTTCTTTTGTGTGTTTCATTTTGTATAGTTTTTAGTAGGCCGATACTGGTAGGCCTTGGTTAAAATTATAATCTACTTCCAGAAGTTCAGCAAACATCTGGCTTAGCTCTACAGCTACCTTTGTTAACTCTGGATTACCTTGCCAGTTGTGTATAGTGCAGTCGTTCTGGATACTACCAAGCATACCACCACCAAGGTAGTTGCAGTAGGTTGTCATCTTCTGGTTATCATAGCCAAACGGAGTTAGGCTAATCTCTATCCCACCACCACGTGATGAGATTCTTTCTCTCAAAATTTCAAATTGTCTCATAATAATAATTTTTAATGATTAAGACCACCTTCTCAGGTGGTTTCGACTATTGAAGTCTCATCAGTTAATCTTCTTCAAGGGCATCTCCAATAATTTCATCTATCGCATACTCAATCCATTCGTACTCAAGGTCATCAACGTATATGATATACTCTTCCTTATCGGCAACATATTCATTGTCTCTTATAACCTCTTCGAGTCTTTCAGATAGGTCGCTGTCGTAGTAGAAAACATCATCTTCAATATTCAATTGTGAGTCTGGCTCATGTGCCACAAAGACCTCATACCCATCAGCAGTAGTCTGGCTATAGATTGCATAGTCTGGTCTTCTGTAGTCATCAGTCAATTTAAAATTGAAACGTTCTTGTACTTTTTTTAATTTACTTTCGTAAGTCATAATATTTATTTTTAAGATTAAGACGCACCGAAGTGCGTTTCGGTCTGTAAGACCTCATCAGTTAATCTCTTGTTGGATAAATGTCTTCCCACCCATCTACTGAGTTTGGGTAAGCGTACTGCTTTGGCTCTTTGTATGGCTCTTGTTCGTATGGCTCTACCCAGAAATCTTGACCGAACATTTCTCCCCACCTTTCGATGCATTCTTTAGCCTCTTGTTGTGCTTCTTCTGGTGTTTTAAACCCATCTTGCTGTGTTACATTGAGACCAAACTCGTCCATCGTTACTACTTTGTACATTGTTTTCATAATTTTAGTTTTAAGATTAAGACTACCTCGAAAGGTAGTTTCGTCCTTTCAGGACTCGTCAGTTAACCTATGTGTTGTTCAAGTGCATCAAGCACATCATACATCATATGCCTTTGTGTTGCATCATGAGTTACATTCTTCTCGATTAGCTTGTACATAAGAAGCCCTACATCTTTAGCACTCAAGTTATCGACTTTGTCTGACCATTCGAGGATGGTAAATTCAACCGATGAAGTCAGTTGTTCAATTTCTAGTTCTGTCATAATTTTAGTTTTTAAATATTCCAATTGTTTTGTAACCTCTGGACTCCATAAAGTCTATGTAGTTGCTGAGGTGTTGCTCGTCATTAAATTTTTTTGTTATAGTCTTGTACGTCTTGTACCAATGACTTTTCATAGATAGTGTTCTTGTTATCATAATATTTATATTAATAGTTTTTAGTTAAATATGAGTTAAGAGCCATCTGCTGAAATACAGTACCCTTGAATTCTTTTAATATTTGTATTGCTCCCTCGTCTTCCATAACTATTGAGGGGTTTACGCTGTGCTCATTGCATAGCCAGATAAAATCTTTCTTTGTCATAATATTTAGTTTTAAGATTAAGACGGCTCGAGAGAGCCGTTTCGTCCTATGAGGACTCGTCAGTTAATCTTCTTGGTCTTCGGTTTCCTTGTAGAATTCTGCATGCTCATGGCAGTCACTACACAGGGAGTCACTCAACCACGATGGTGTTGCTCCACAACAATTGCTGTATTTACTCATAATTTTTTAATTTGTTTTAATATTTCATTTGAAACGTACATACCATTAGTATGGCCTATTTCATCTTTCAGCCTTAGTATTATTTTTTCAACATTGTTTAGTATTACTTTTTTTGTGTAACTATCCATATTTTAGTTTTTTATTGGTTTTTCGTACTCGGTATAACTTATCATGTCATGATTAAACTTATCCAAGTTATCCAGTGCCCATACATGAGCATCTTCATAGGTTTGAAAATACTTTCTTTCAGTTTTAAACCCATTGTCCTTGTTCATAAAATCTATGTAAACCTCGTTTATCATAGCTCTATCTCTAAGTTCTCAAGCCCTTTCAGTAGTGCCTGTCTGTTCTTGTAGTCTGCTCTGTTCCATGCAGTCGCAAAGTCACCACGTGCCACAGCTGACATAAAGCCACCAGTAGTAGCCAGAAGGCCTCGTTTCTTTGCTAGGTCATTGTCTTCGTCCAGAAGACCAGAGGCAGTGCTCACACATGAGCCGTTCTCTGAGTAGTTGGCAATCGCTACCAACATCGTGTAGTTTTTGTAGGTCACTCCTTCTGGAAGGTATCCATTAGAGAAACCACTTTTCAATTCAATTTTTGTAGTCATAATAATAATTTTAAGATTAAGACCACCTGTTGAGGTGGTTTCGTCCTGTGAGGACTCATCAGTTAACCTAGTAAACCAAAGCTACTCGGTGCACCATTGATGATAAGGTCAGCGACCAGCATCGGAAGTGATACACAGAACAGACTGAACAGCATGCCACATAGAGCAAAGCCAAGTTTTTGAGATACAGTTTGAGCATTTTTGAATTCATTGATAATAGTATTCATAATAATAGTTTTTGTGGCTTTCGCCTGATTAAGACGGCCAGAGGCCGTTTCGTCCAGTTAGGACTCATCAGTTAATCTTCGATGCTTCCCCAGATTCCCTTCTGCTGTAGCTTTCCTAGGATATGGTGCATTTGTTCTTGAGTTTTGCCTTCAAAGTCACTTTCGCAAAGTGATAGGCAGTAAGCGATGATTTCCAGTTGTTCTTTCGTAAACTTCATAGATTCTAGTTTGAGATTGTAAATTCATAACCTGTCTTCATCGATAGCATAAAACGGCCACCTACACTTAAGATGTTCCCTTCGGAGTCATACTCGGTATAGGATTGGACGTATGGTCTTCCGTACTGGTCAAATTTGATTTCTGTTACTTGGTCTTGGTTGTAGTGATACAACGATAATGTTTCTGTAGTACTCATAATAATAGTTTTTAAGATTAAGACGCCTCTCGGCGTTTCGACCTATAAGGTCTCATCAGTTAATCTAAGCATCATAGACACAACCCACTGCTGAGTTCTGCCACTCGAAGTACAGCCCATGCTTCTCCAGTGTTTTCTGTAGCTTCTCACTACCCCAGTACATTTCAGCATCGTAGTAATCTACCCACAGCTCTGCATCGTGCTCCTCTGCTTTTATCCAGAAGTACCCTCTGTAATCTTCGTATCCTCTCTTGTTCTGATACCAGATATCTACTGGACAGCCCATCTTCTTTAGTTCGATAAACGCCTTGATTGACTCTGGAGTCATGTGGCTGATTTCTTCTTTGTCAAATTCGTTGTTGAACATTTTTCTTGTGTATTGCATAATAATTAATTTAAAAGTTAGTCATCGGTATAGGTATTGCTCCTACTGGTCTGTCAATCAGATACCGATGTTTTGTCGTACATTACAGGCACTGGCCTTGCTTTTTCTCTCTATCTACAGATAGTTAATCGATTGGTTATCTCGAATAGTACCCTCTTCTTTCGAAGGGTAAGCAGTCTTCTCTCCTTTGCTTCACTTGTACTCGATGGTCTGACCTATAAACACCTTGGTGCTAGCTACCTCGCTTGATAGATATGGATAGAGAGATAATCTTAACTGGAACGTTAAATGATTGATTATCAGCAGTTTACATGAAGTAAATATCGTAACTGCTTGATTCTCAGTAGCTTAGGTCAGAATGTCAATGAACGTGGTTTATTTCTGGTTCAAATATAGTCTATATCTTTCGTTCTCACAAGGCCTAAATGAAAAAAACTTGTAACTAACTGACTTTCAATAACTTATTTTTGTTGTTTATATTCGTTCTAAATAAGAATTGTGGCTTTCGCAGTTAACTTATTCAATCTCAGCGTATTATGTGGCTTTGTTCCCTATTAAATGTTTAGCCCTCTGGAGACTGGCCGAGAGGTTAACGCACATCTCTGTGCTCTTTAAAGAGTTTATCTGGAAAACGTGGTGGGGCATAGGGGTTATTAGTACGTATATTACAGGGGCTGGGGTAGGCGTAGTGTGTACTGTGGTAGGTGGGTAGCTACAGCAGGACCAAGGGACAGGACAGGTCAATAAAAAAGGCAAAAAAATCTAGGATAGCTGGGCAGAATCGTTAGGGGGGGGTAGCAAAAAAAAATTGGTTTCGGTCAGGGGGTGTCATGCGTGTGGTGCTATAGAACCTCATGGTTCTGGACACCTAAATAAAATTTGTATCTTTACAAAAACTTTAAGATATGGAATACGGTAACATGAATGACTACACTATAAAGGGAGGAAGGTTAATAAACAATGCTCCTGAATGTGAGATGGGTATTACGAAAGCCGCACGTATGCGGAAACAAATGAAGCGAGCGGATAAGGTTCGTATGATTGCAGAGGGTAATGAATTATCCAAAGCAAACATTAATTTATTTAAGAAACTATAATTGCGTAGTGTTTGATGAATAGACTTAGTCTAGAGAGAAGAGGGGTAGTGCCCTCTTTTTTTTGTACTATAGTGTTAATCTAGTGTTGAGTTAGTGTTGAGTTAGTGTTGAGTTTAAATAGTTAACTAACTGATTATCAATACTAATGTTATAAATGTTATAAAAAAAACCAAAACGTCAAAAATTTTTACACGATTAATTATAATAAAATATATATATATATAGTGAAGCCTAATCATGACATAGTTGTGTATTGAAATTATTTACTATATTTGCATTAAATTAAATACAATTAAATATGAATCAAGGATATTCCCCTAAGGAGCTACGCTTCGGTGAGGACGGCAGAGAGAAGTTAATCTCTGGAATCACCAAACTATCAAACGCAGTTAAGAGTACACTAGGCCCACAGGGCAACACAGTACTTATAGAATCACAGGAACATATTGGCGGCATTACTGTTACGAAAGATGGAGTTACAGTAGCTAAGTCTATTAACCTCATCGACCCAGTCGAGAACCTTGCGGTTCGTATGATGAAAGAGGCTGCTGACAAGACAGCCACTACGGCAGGTGATGGAACGACTACTGCTATAGTATTAACTGAGGCGTTGGTAAAGAAAGGTACAGAGTTAATTACCGAAGGTGTTAATCGTACAGAGGTACTGCGTCACATGGGTGAGCTTACGAAAGATATCATTAAGGGTTTAAAGTTAGATTCAAAAAAATTATCTCAGCGAAAGATGAAAGACGTGGCGATTATTTCGGCCAATAATGACAAGGAGCTTGGGACTACGATTGCTAATGTATATAATGAAGTTGGTAAAGACGGTGTTGTTACTGTGGAGAAGTCCCAGACTAGCGAGACTTACTACGAGACCACTAAGGGTATAAAGGTAGACAGGGGATATTCATCTCCGTTATTTATCAACGACCAGAAGAAAGACGAGTGTATACTAGAGGATGTAAGTATTCTGGTATCTGATGCTGAGATAAGCAATATACTTCAGATTGAGGGTGTGCTTAAACCAATCATACAGCAGAACAAAAAACTACTTATCATTGCGCCTACATCAGTTAATGTAATTAACACGTTGGCTGCCAATGTTATGAAAAACAATTTAAAGATATGTAATATTGCTCCACCAAACTTTGGATACAAGCAGCATGAGTTGATGCAGGATATTGCATATACCGTAGGGGCTACATATTTTTCAGAAAAAACTGGGGATGACCTGAGCATTATAAATGCTGATGACTTGGGCCATGCAGCCAAGGTGATAGTTGGACGTGGCTCAACAGTCATCCTTAAGGATGATTCTTCAGACCAAGATGCAATAGATGGAAGAGTCGCAGAATTAAAGGGTGCTTTTGATTTAGCTAAAACAAAATCAGAAAAAGATTTTATATTATCACGAATAGCTTCGCTAACTGGTGGTATAGGTGTTATATATGTTGGAGGTAATACAGACCTAGAACAGAAAGAGCTATATGACAGAGTGGACGATGCAGTATGTGCAGTACGCTCAGCACTAGAGGAGGGCATACTTCCTGGCGGTGGCATGGCTCTGTATGGATTAGGATATGAAATATGTGAGCCCTGCTCACCCACAGCTGATGAAAAAATAGCTGCCAATATAATGAAGTATGCATTACAAGCACCAGCTAGACAGATTATAGATAATGCAGGAAAACACTTTGATGAAATTTATTCTGAAATTCCTGAAGAGGGGGAGGGTTATGATTTAAAAAACTCTGAGTATGGCAACTTAATAAAGATGGGAGTTATTGACCCAGTTAAAGTAACAAGAACAGCTTTACAAAATGCTGTGTCAGTAGCAACAACGATACTATCAACTAATGCTATTGTAACAATGGCACGTTCTTATGAATCTAAATAATAATTAAAACCAATCAATACTTGGGTCACAAAATGATTGAAGAAGATAAAAGTAAATACTGTGATTAAAAAAGAATGGCTCTTTATGGATGAGGCTGAAAAAAAAAATAGAATGAAGTTAATAGGGAAAAATATTTTAATTGAAGTAATTAATGAAGAGGTTAAAACCTCATCAGGACTGCTATTATCTACTGAAGATACGTCTCAGTTTAGATACAGTAAAGGAAAAGTAGTTGAGCCAGGAACTAATGTCGATGTCATAAGCAAGGGAGATGTTATCTATTATGATAAGCGTCAGGGATATACAATGCTTATAGAGAATGATAAGTTTACTGTAATTCAAGAGAGGGATGTTGTAGTAGTATTATAAATACTCTGGATTAATAAAGTGTGATGTATAGTCTAAAAATAATTCTTCTCCTTCTAGTATGTCTTGTAGGGCCTTTACTAATAAATCGTTTGATTGGTTATATAGAAAACCTATATTCGGATTGGCTGAATGATTAGTGTATCTACCTAGATACGTTTTGTAGGTATTGTCAATCGAAGCCATTCCAATAAAATCATTTTTTAAAATTTTACGTTTAGCGAACATTCCATATCCATGTATGTTTGATTTCTTTCGTTCTGTAAGATAAGACTTAACATCTATAACAGGTCCAGTATCTGATAACTCATCTAGTTCTTCTATAGTTAGATTAAGTTTATCAAGAACATATTGAATATCAAAGTTCTTTTTTTGCATCACGAACCTCTTTGTTTATTTGTATTATAAAATTTCGATACACCTTGTCGGTGTATGACACGTTCTTGGCGAAAATGGGGTTAAAAGATTTACTTGTAGGAATCTCTTTTCCTTCTAGTTTTTTATATATACCACTTATTACTCTTTCAGTTTTATAGGATAACTGATATATTCCTTTTCTATTTCTAGAGCCTTTCCTGAAAACTTCAATCCATCCGTCTCTAAGTAATTTATCAAATCTATTAACGTCCCACGATAGTAGTTCATCAAACTCTTCAAACTTATCTTTAGAGAAATAATCTTCTGAGTATAGGAATAGTAACATATCTAAATCCGCTTGTGATAATCCGTACTTAGCTTTTATAAAATAACGGATAACCCTCCAG